CGAGCAGCGGCAGGATCATCGCCATGGGGCGCATCGTCAATCTCCTTGCGGGTTCGGGCGTAGCTTTCAGCCTTCTCGGCCCTGTGTTCCGCCTCCACGGCACGCACCGCCGTGCGGGCGACAAGCCATGTGCCTATCGCCCGCAGGATGCCGAGAAGCGCTGCCAGCCAGCCCGTCATGCCTTGCCGACGGGGGTGTTGGTGATCAGGCGCAGGCCGATGTTGACCGCGCCCATGATGATCACCGCCGTGGTCGGGCTGACATGCTGCGACCAGTCGATGCCCGCCGCCCACGACAGCAGCGCCGCAGCCGCGACCATTGCGGCATTCACCGCGAGTGTCCGATACCCCTTCATCATCATTCTCCTCTCAGGCCGGATATGTCCGGCGGTCCAGTTCAAAGTGGGGGCCATCCTTGAAGGTGCGCCAGTCGCCGCCCCAGACGATAGGCACATTCTCGGCCCGCGCGGCAGCCTTGATCGCATCGGCGATCCGGCGCATCAGGCGCGGGTTCGACATCTCGACGAATTCGACCCTGCCGTCGACATCAAGGTCGACCCATGCATAGAGGTCTACGGCGTGGCCGGTCAGGTGTCTGCTGTTCAGGGTCTTGGATGCGCCGATGCGGACGAGTTCGCGCTGGCGCTGAAGGGTGCGGAGGCCCTCTGTGACCACGAAGTCGATGGGGCTGTCCTGCAGGGCGCGGTCAAGGACGCGCCGGAGATCGGGGTGAATGCCTGCGAGGTTCCTCAGGCTGCGCTCGGACCACTTTCTCATGATCCACCACCGTACTTGGTGATCCATGTGAGGCCCGCGCCCACGACCAGCCAGAACCCCTTGTCGAGCAGGTGGTAGACGACGCCGCGTTGCAAGGTCACTTTCTCGACCGCCCCGACACGATCCGCCAGTTTGGTTTGGTTCTCGTCGTACTTGTCCATGCGCTTGAAGAGCGTCACCATGCGCTCCTCCATGCGGGCCAAAAGGGTGATTGCCTCGGACATTTTGTCCAGCTTGTCCTCTATTCGGGTCAGCCGGTCTTCGCTCATTCTGCGCCCTCAAGCCCTTGGGTGTTATGTAAATCCACCGCAAGATACATGAGGGCGATCTATCTGTCACGCTTCGTCAGGAGCAACCATACCATAGGTTGTAGTTATTCCCAAGAAGTGCCTGTCCAGTGGCGTACGGGCTTCTGCACCCATGCCGTGCCGTCCCAGACCTTGATCGGGTAGGTCTGCCACCAGAAGCCGTTCCAGTAAAGGATCGCGCCGGTCGTCGTCACGACCACAAAGCCGACCTGCCCCGTCGCGGACACGCCGACAGGGAAGACCCGCGACCCAGCCGCGATCTGGACGTCGCCGACCTGCCCGCTGGCTGTCAGGCCGGTCAGGATGACGTTAGCCTTCCCCATCACGGTTGCCGTGCCGACCGCGCCGGTGCCGGTGACGCCGGTGACATAGACAAGGGTGCCAGTGAAAACGCTGACGGAGTTGACCTGACCGGTGGCCTGCAGACCGGTCAGGGCGATCTTGGCTCCAGCAGCGACAGTGACGCCGTTGATCGCGCCGGTAGCCTGCAGGCCGGTTATGGAGACGCGCGCACTGGCCGTGATGGTCACGCTGCCAGTCTGACCGGTCGCAGACACGCCGGTCAGGGTGACGTTGGCTCTGCCTACCACCGCGACAGAACCGACCTGACCCGTGCCGGACACGCCGGTGACCGTCACGAAGACAGTGCCGCTCAACGGCAGCGCGGCTATCGGCGTCGTGGCGATGGGGGAGGCGGCGATGATCACGGCAATGCCTCGCTTCCTGCGGGAATACTCCCCTTAGACTGGATCACTGGGGTATGGGAACCGCAGCTTGATTTCGGCTATCTTGCCCAGCCATTCTTCCATCGTGCTTTCGCCGCGCTGCGCCATGAAGAAAATGGGGTCGGCCTCTTGGGTGTAAGCGGCCTGACGGGCGGCCCGCAGGTCTTCCTTGGTAAGGGGCTGCGGCTCAACAACCTCCGGCTCAGGAGCTGGTTCGGGGTCAATGACAACCCAAGCGCCATTTAGGAACTGGGCGCGCTGACCATGGAGCAGGTCGGGAGGGGCCTCTGTGACGCAGCCAGCGGGGATCAGCCAGTTACCTTCATCAAGAGGGTCGGCGTCGGCGACAGCGGGGCCGACATAGAAGCCGTTGCGGTCTGTTTGGTAAACTTGCATGCCAGACCTCAGAACTTGATGCAGGCGAGAAGGGCGACGTTGGTGGGGCGGGTTTCGGATGCAGTGCGGGGTGTGCCGTTAGTCCCATCGGTTATCAGGCTCGTCGCAAACGGGAACGGGGTCGCAGGCGCGCCGTCGATACGCATGTTGCTCGTACCGGCTCCACCGCCGCCGTCGGACCCCATCTGCCCGTTCGTGGACGCAAGATTGTGCCAGTGGCCTTGGAGTGCGTCCGTCTGAGACGAGCCAAACGCGCGGCCACTATCAAGCCCGCGACCGTCATCCCAAGAACGGGGGAACTGGCCGCGCATGTCCGGCAGGTTGAACGTGGTAGACCCGTCGCCAGCGCCGAACGTGGTGCCAATAGCGGCGAATAGGGCTGCGTATGTCGTACGGGACACGGCAGCGCCATTGGCCTTGAGGTAGCCGGTGGGCGCGGTGTTTTGCGCGACATAGACAACCGTACCCGCAGGAACTGCCAAAACGGCAATGGCCTGCGCCACCCGCTGAGGCGTCATCAGCTTGGTCGAGGACGTACCAGCCTCCGCCTCGGCCTGCGTGGCAATAATGGTGCCGCCAACGGTGCCGTCGACCGTGAGGGTTGCGCTGGGGCTGCTCGTCCCGATGCCGACATTGCCTGCGGGGCTTATGCGCATACGTTCGGCAAGCGTCGATCCAGCGCCGTCCGTTCTTGTGGTGAACACAAGGGAGCCACCGATGTCGCCGGTACCCGTGACAACGGATGACTGCCCTATAATTTGAGCGGCGACAATCGCGGAGGTTCCGTCGTATGCCGAGTAGTTGGAGGTGCCAATAATATCTCCGCTGCTGATCACGACCGGAACATCTGTGGTTCCGCGAAACTTTCGGAAGTTGATTGCCGGAGACGTCGTGTCGTTGGATGACCGAGCGACAATAATGTTCGTGGTGCTGTCCCCACTGACGCGCAGCTGGGCGGAGGTTGCGCTGTAGAGGTCGAGCAGTTGATTTGGACTGGTATTCCCGATCCCCACGTTGCCTGCAGAGGTGATCCGCATGCGCTCCGACCCGTTGGTCGAGGCAGTGATGACGTTCGCACCTGTCGCCGATAGAGCCAGCGGCCCAGCATTGGTGACGCCGAACAACGATGCCGTGGTGCCGGTCACGACGAGGTTCGCAAGGTCCGCCGCCGAAACGATGACGGAAACAATGGCGGTTCCAGAGAGGTTCAGCAGAGACCCAGTCGAGGACTGTACCAGCGTGCGAGACAGCGTGGTTCCTGAAGCGGTATAAGTGCCAGTGCCGATCTCCCACGCTGAGCCATCTGTGATCAGGTAAGAGACGATGCTGCCGTCAGCGATACCTGCAGCCGCGAACGTCTGGTAGCTGGCCGTGGCGGAGCCAAGGGTGATCGTCCCCGTCCCAGTCGAGGCGGTGCTGACCTGTACGCGGTTGGCATAGACGGGCATCAAGCGATCCGGATGATGGCGTTCGTGGCGTCTGCGGTCGGGAAGATGATCACGAAGTCGCCGGAGGTCGAGGTTTTGTCCGAACCGAAGTCAAGGATGCAGACCGTCGGATTGGTCAGACCAGCCGAAGACGTCGTGTTCGGCGTGGTGTTGTAGATCATCGCCCCGCGCGCCGTGATCGTGGCATTGGTAAAGGTCAGGTCGGCGAAGTCCGTGAAGCCGGTGGTGCCGGAGGTGGTCGGCGAGATGTTGGTCAGGGTGCCGCCGCCCGCCGCGTAGGAGCCGGACGCGCTCACCTCGTTGGTTGAGGTGTAGGTCGTGGTCGCCGCCGTGAAGCTGGCCGAGTTGGTGTAGAGCGCCAGCTTGAAGACGTCGCCCGTGGTCAGCGTGAAGTCGTGGCAGCCGCGCAGGAGTTCCCCCTTGAACGACGTCGCCATGAAGTTTCCGGTGAATGGCATCAAAGCCTCCTGATCGTTTCCGCGAGGTCAGGATGCCCTGCATCGCGCAAGATATTGTACACGGTCGTGCGGTCCGAGGCGATAGCCTGCCGCATGTAGTGGATGATCACCATGCGCATGCGCTCCCGATAGGCGCGGGCCTGTTCGGCAATCTCCGGCGGCGCGGTGTCGGAGATCGAGATCAGCTTCGCCAATGCCAGATCGGTCACCTCTTCAGGGGTCATACCGCGTCCGGAGGTGGTCATCACCTCGACCTTCGGGGCGGGCAGTTCAAGGGCTGGGGGCCAGTTGCTCATGTTCATCCTCAGTTGGTATCGACCCAGAGATCGCCCACGGCGGGCGACGGCGGCGGCGTTGTCCCGACATGCAGGTTCACCGTTGCGGCGGTGCCGAGGCCGGTGATGTCGGTGTTCGGGATCGTGGGGCGGCCTTCCAGCGGGGCATCGCCCTGCCCGAAGACGTAGCCGGTCAGGCTCTGCGCGCCGGTCCCGCCTTGCGCCACAGTGATCACGTTGCCGAAGGCCTCGCTCTCGACATACTGGGCGATCTGCGCCGCCGACAGGCGCACGGACTGTCCAGCTTGAACGCTTTCGAAGAGTTCGTTGCCGTCGAGCGCGGTGCCTGGCGCGAGTTGTGTGATCTTGACGTCGGCCATGGATCAAGCCCCCGTGATGCGGGTGTTGTCTGCCTCGGTGACGCGGGTGTCCTCGTTGCCTGGCACCGGAATGCCCTGCACGACCGACACACCCTCGGCGGTCTCGGTGATGCGGTAATCCGTCGTCGCCAGCGCGTAGGTTTCCGGACGCGGGTTGATCACCGGCGGCGGATCGCCAGGCAGCGTCAGGCTGCGCAGCTGGCTCTGCATCTCGTCGAGGCAGTGCGGGCATACCAGCAGGCGCTTGTTCTGGATCGACGCCCCCGCCCAGTCGGTCTGGAACTGCAGGTCGACATGGTTGAAGCGGAAGCCGCAGCGGTCGCAGATCGCGTGGGCCTGCGGGTTTCGGCTGGAGGTTCTGGCGCGACCGGCGATGGATGCGTAGGCCATTAGCGGAAATACCCCCCGATCATCGGCGAGATATAGACGTTCGACGTCTCGATGTTCTGGGCGGCGGCGATCTGGTAGCTTTCGTCGGCTTGCGCCTTTAGCGCCACCGCCACCTCCGGCTTCCAGATGCGCGCCAGTCGGTAGGTCAGGCCGTCGGCAAAGGCCTCCAGCCAGAGATACGGCACTTCGACCTGCGCCGCGCCCGCCAGTGCGGCGTCTTGGATGCGGCGCACCCGATAGTAGCGGATCGAGGTCAGGGTCTGCCCATCCGGCACCGGCCAGAGCGTGAATTTGGGCGAGATCAGGCGGTCGAACCAGTATACCGTAGGCGCTCCCTGCACCGTCTTTGTCGAGTACGATGCATATTCGGAGCGCGAGATCGGCATGATGGGCCGGTCGATGGGCGGTGAGGTGCCGTCATCGTAGCGGCCATAGACGTCCAGCAGGACCACGGTGTTCGCGTCCACCTCGTACTCGGCCTGACCGGCGACCAGTGGCACCTCGACCAGATCGACAGCCCAGAGGTTCACGCCTTGGTTCGACCAGCGGGACAGCATCATGTTCGACGCCATCCGCGCGGCTTCCATGTGTTCCTGCAGCAGCGCCGTCGGGCGGATGCCGATGTTCATGTAGGCGTAGAGGGTGATCTCGCCGAGGCTGGGGTTGAAGGTGTAGGTTCCGGTCGTGGCCATCAGAGCGCCCCATCATTCTTGATCAAGACGCCCTCCAGCTGGATCGACCCCGGCGCGGGGTTCGACTGCATCAGCTGCCATTGAACGTCCGTCTTCTCAGCATAACCTCTCGGAATGACCCGCGTCGAGGAATATGACTGGGTGAATGGTGCGGACAGGACGATAGTGGGTGTCGAGACGCCATTCACAAAGGACCGCGAGTAGACCCGATAAGTGCAGAACTGCGCGCCATTGTTGGTGGTGAAGGCCTGCGACCGCGTCAGGTAGAAGGTGTATCCCAGCGGCACGGTGTAGATGCTGGCCTGCGACCGGCCCGTGCCGGAGTTGATCTGGGCATAGGTCACGCCGCCATTAGTCGCCACCACCGTGTCGGCGGCGGTGCCTTTGACGATCTGCATGTCGTTGATGCGGAAAAAGTCGGCAGTGCCGGAGGTCACGGTGCCGGTAGTGCCGCCGGAGAAGGTGACGATGGCCGTCTTCACGGCATAATTCGCATCCAGTCCATTGACCCGCATGGTCAGCGTCTCAGCGAGGCTGGAGGTAAAGGCCATGGTCACCGAGGTCGCGGGGTAGACATAATCGGTATCGTGCGACTTTTCCCAGACCGCGCGGAACGATGTCCCGTGCAGGGGGTTGTAGCCCTGCACGTTGACGAGGGAGTGGCCGAAGACCTGCCCGCGACCGACCTGAAGGTCGAACGGTTCAACTCGTCCGTTCTGCGTGATCGAGGGGGTCGTGACCGGCATTTAGCAATCCCACTTCCGGAGGCTTTTGTTGATCCGGCTGTCCGGATCGCGCCTCGTCTTTTCACTGGTCAGCTTGGCCTTCACGCCCGACATTCTGGCACAGAAGGAGGCCTTTCGGCCAGCGTCCGCTTCCGTCTTCGGTTTCGGCACCGGCGGCTTCAGGTTGGCCCCCTGCGCCTTGGCCGAGGCCCTGCCCTTGGCGTTCAACCCGCCGTCAGGGTTCTGGCCTTCCTTGCGGGTCCACGCGGGCGACTTAGCCATCATTCGGTCTCCTTCGGGGTCAGCCCCATCTCCGCCAGCGCGGCCAGCCCGTCCATACCCTCGCGGACGAGGATGCGCGGGTCGAGGTCTTCACCCGCCTCGATGTTGCCAGAGGCGACGAGGTACTCGGTGCCGTCAGCGGACACCCAGACCGGAGCCGTGTCGGGGTTCACCTCGGGGTGCGTCAGGTCGAGGGGGCAGGCGATGGTTGTGGTCATGCGATGGTCACTCCCGTCCTGCTCCCGACCCACCGCTCCGTGCCGCTGATCGTGCCTGCGTCGAGGCTTGCGCCGAAGCGGATGATCAGGCTGTAGAGTTGGCCGTTGAAGGGCAGCGAGGTGCCGCCACGGCGACCGATGTAGAGCGGGTAGGCGAGGAAGTTGCCCGTGCCTTGGTCGGCAGTGGATTGAGCAGCTTGGGTGCCGTTGACGCGCAATGTTGCGTTGTCGCCTGAGATGTTAAGCAGAGAAGTAACAACCTTAGTGGTCGGGGATGGGTATCCGCTTCCAACTTGTGCTTGAGCAAACGCCGACCCGCGAACATTGGTAGACCAGCCCGCGCTATTAGACACCGCCCCACTTGCGATAAGCGCGAACGACCCATTGTTGAAGTCGTTGCTAGGGGAAAATTCTGCAATAATTGGGAAGTTGGCATCACTCAGCTTCCGCACCCCCGCGAAGACCTGCGCCTTGTCGATGTTGGGCGTGATGGTGGGCGTGACGAGGAAGTCATCCACCCCGTCGAACGACAGATACGACAGCGACTGCACACCAGCTTCGGTCACGTTGTATTGGTCGGTGACGCGCTGGTAGGCGGTGGCGGTGGAGCCTGTTTCGAGTTGTGCGCCCCAGATGACCACGTTGCCATTGGTATTCCCTAGCCTAACGTTTATCTGCGTGGTTGCTGCGCCAGTTGTAAGCGACACCGAAATCCGCACAAAGCTGCCGGACAATGCTTGGTCAGTGGAGGGAGTTATCCCTGACCCAGCGTCACGAAGTGTTGCGCGGATTGTCGTGGACCCAGCGCCTGAAACATAGCAGGAAAACGTGTAGGTCGTTGAGGGAGAAACATTGACAATTCGTTCCAGCGTGTTCGTGGAAGTGGTTGCGGGGTTTCCCGTCGCGCCGGACATTGTATCAGCAGTGAGGGTTCCGTTGGGAGCAGTGGTTGTGTTGGCCGAGATAGATGTTGTGCCGATTTGTCTCCAATATGCATCGCTAAACGTCTCTGTCTGCTCCAGCAAATTCCGCCGCCCCGTTGCAGGCACAACCCCATAGGTGGGACGGGAAGCAGCAGTGGCTTGTGTGGCGTGGAAACCGGGGAGTTCGCGGACGGAGTGGATAATGAAGTCAGACGTTTCGGCGTTTGCCGTATTGGACACAAAAAACGCCGTCTTGGCTGTACCAGATGCGGTGATGCGAACTCGGAACTGCGATCTCGTACCAGGTACGATAAATGCGGGTGTGTTGTCAACAGTCCCCCCGACAGCGTTATCAACACGCAGGCGGATACTTCCGCTACTTGAGGATGGAACCTCAATGTCGATCAGGTAATAGCCAGTCGCTGAGGTTGTGATGCTAACGCCACCAGCGTTTGAGGCGTCGTCCCTCCGAACTCTTCCGACCCCTGTCGTAGTGTTGTAGGTCGTTGCAACAGAAGGTGCTCCCAAATTTGCGACAGCACCCGACCCACGCAACTCAGGCCCCAGAGCCAGACCCTGAGACTTGTCCAGCACCAGAGCAACAGACTGCCCCGCAGTGGTCACAGGCGTTGTGCCTGCGGTGTCCTGAAATAGGGTCGTCAGGTCGGAGGGGTCCAGCCACACCATGGCGGTGGAGCCTGCGAGGAGCGCCGAGGGGCTGAAGACCGCCTGTTCGCCGACGATGGAGATGCCGAGGCCGATGTTCATCAGTACAGCGCCAAAAGGTTGGTTGCGGTCGTCGAGGTGGCATAGATGCGCGTCACCTGCACCGGCAGGATCGTCCCCGCCATCAGGCCCACGAAGATCACCGTGCCGCCGCTGACCATGTCCACCCGCAGGTTCCCCGCGCCGCCGACATAGATCGCACGGGTCGGCTCGTCATAGACGGTCGTGTCGCTGGTGGTGACGGCTGCTGCGCGGCGCGCTGATACCGTGGCGTCGGCGGACAGATAGGGTGCAGGCATGTCGTTCTCTCCTGTGGCGGAGGAAGGGGCGTTTCCGCCCCTCCCGTCAGTGCTTCTGCTTGGCGGCAGCCGCCGACATCAGGGGCATGCCGTGGACGCCTTTGCCGCCGGACACCGTCTTGTTGCCGGTGGCGCTGTGGGCGCTGTTGTTGCCGGAGGTGATGTTGCCGGTCTTCACCGTCTTGTTCACCGTCATGGCAGGCTTCTTGTTACCGACGCGCATAGATCACCTCACGCCAGCTGGGCATAGACGAGCGTCACGCGGACGTAACCGGCGGAGGTCGCGCCGGTCGGCGTCACGGTGACCACCACGGGGGCGGTCGTCGGGGCGGCGACGCCCAGCACGGTGACGTTCGACATCGCTGCCAGCTGGGCGGCGGTGAAGGTCGGGGTGATCCGGCCCGTGGCGGTCTTGACGTCCACGCCGGAGGCATACTGGGTGCCGCCAGCCGTGGTGCCAGCCGACAGCACGGCGGAGGTCGCCGAGTTGAAGGCGGTCAGGACATCCACAAGGATGTTGACGATCTTTGCCCCTGCGGGGATGTAGAGCGTCGAGGACACCGCGTTGGTGGAGTTCTGGGTGATGGAGGTTTCCTGCATCAGCGTGACGACGCCGATGTTCGGCCCGCCCGTCTCGCCGGAGGTCTTGTTGCCCGCGCGCACGGGGCCGCTGAAAGTGGTCGTACCCATTGGGTATCTCCTCTGCACTATGTTGCGCCCTGTCTGTGCAGCGTCCGCTGTACGCGGTCAGGGCAGATGAAGAGGAGGCCCGAAGGCCTCCCCCGTTGTCGCTTACGAGGGGAACGAACCCCAGATGGCCCGCCAGTTGTAGTAGGCGAACGAGTAGCGCTCGTAGCCCTTGACCAGCAGGTTATCTGTCACGAAGTCGACCTGCATGTCCGTTTCGAACTTGACGCGCTCCATGTAGGAGAGGCCGTCGATGTTCGTCAGCAGGAACCAGTTCGCCGCCGAGGTCAGGAAGTCGTTGACCATGTAGCCTTCCGGCAGGCCACCAGCGGTGGACATGATCGCGTTGACGTCGTTGTCGGCGGTGCCGGGCCGCAGTTCCGTCTTCGTCAGGCGGATGGCCACGGGTTCCAGCTGCGGCGGGACGATCAGCTTCCGGCCACGGGCGAAGACCTTCAGGCCTGCCTGATCGCGGAAGTTGGTCCGGATCGAGATCATCCCGTTCAGCAGGGTGGCCTCGTTCAGTTCGGCATCCGTCGTCGGACGGTTCGCCACGGTCCCGCCGTCGATGGGGTGGGCGGTGGAGCAGAGCGCCACGCCGTCGCCGCCGATGGACGAGTTGTAGGTCGTCGCCGTGTTCAGGATGTTGGCCGCGTAGATTTCCTTGGTCTGCTGGAAGCTTTCAATCAGACCGAGGTTCGACGGGGCGAACTGGGTTTTGTAGAGGTTGTCGTCGATGGCCTTGCGCGTGATCGCGTAGCCGAGGCCGATCTCGACATGCTCTTGGTTGTAGACGTAGCGTTCGCCCGCGTTGTTATCGAACGCGGTCTGGCCGCCTTCGGTTTTCAGCTGGGCGAAGCCGAGGAAACGCATCTCAGCGGTGCGTTCCAGAGCCATCTTCGACGTATGTTTCGTGAAGATTTTGTCGTACTGAGACGGGATCATCTCGTACTTGCCTTCAACACCACGGAGGCCGGGGAGCAGAAGGTCTTTGATGGCACTAAGATTGACAGCCATTTCCTATGCTCCTCAGATACCGGTCAGCTGCTTGGTGCTGACGTTGTTGAAGGCGACGATGACGAGGTTATAGGCCCCAGCGTCCGTGCCGTTCGTCCCAGGCGGGTCGACGTCCAGTCCCACGATGCGGAAGGGCAGCGTGTTCGTGGTGTTGACGGTGGACATGTCCACGGATGCGCCGGAGATGCCCGAAGCCGCATTGCCCGTGCCGATGGCGAAGTTGACGTTCGCGTTGATGTCGGCAGCGGTTGCGCCGGTCGCGCCGGTCTGGGCTACGAACTTGGCGTTCGGGTCGTTGATGATGTAACCCTCGACGATGTTCGTCGAAGCCACATCCGAGCCCGGCCAGTAGTTCGACCAGACGGTGCGCTTCTGCGAGACCGACAGGTACTTGCAGCCTTGGAAGATGCCCGCGATCTGGGTCGTGCCTGGCGAACCGACAACGACATAGCCGTTGGCATCGGGCTGGACGGGGTCGCCATAGTAGATGGCGGAGGCATTGTACGCGATCCGGACCGGAACCTGTTCATAGGTCGGGGCCGAGCCGGTGCCGCTGTACTGCCGGAAACCGAAAGGCGCGTTGCTGTTGGGCATAGCGCGGTTCTCCTTTGCAGGAGGTCCATCATCGCGCGCCGAGGCGATTGTAGAACCGAGGGATGGTGATCGCCCACCGAGGGCGAATGCCGATATAGTGGCAGATCACATCCTCGATGTCAAAGGGTGGTGTTTGGGGGCAGGGACTACGGTCCCAGCCCCTCAAACTTCGGGCAGGCAATGGCCTTGCGGCCCATGAAGGGCTTGCCGATCCTGCCGGTGTGCAGCCTCACCAGAAGGCAGACGTCCGGCTTGAACTCTTTCGGGCTGGGATGCTTGGCAAGATGCTTGCAGGCCTCGCAGGTTTTGCCCAGTTCAGGCTCCGCCCATGTCACCTGACCTGACACGGTCTTGGCCATCCGCTCTTTCAGTTCGGTCGCCATGATCGCGCTCCGCATTCAGGAAGATCGACACATGCGGCTCCAGCTGATCCCAAGCTTCTTGGACGGCTGGCGTCCCTTCTGCCCTGATCACGCGCCGGAGCCGCTCGATCTTGTTGATGATCTTGATCGTACGGATCATTCTTCGGGGATCGGCATGGCTTCGTAGCCGCGCTTCACCTTGACCAGATCGTTGCCCTTGTTGGATCGTTCGAACTGGCCAGCGGGTGCCGCCGACAGCTGCTCCTCCTTGGCGCGGACCTGCAGGCGGGCGCGGCGGAGTTCCAGCTGGCGCACCTCTTCGGTGATCTCCAACGGGCGCTCCATCAGCACCATGCCCTTGCGGGTGATCTCGTTGCCCTTGTGACCGGCGGGCATCATCTGCGGGTGCCGCGACGCAGGCACCGGCTCCCAGCCGTCACGGGCCAGCTTGACCTGATGGGCAGGGTCTTCCGCGCCAAGGACCGTCTTGGTCTTCCACTCGTAGGTCCAGCCGTCGGGGATAATGCCGGGCTCAACGAAGAACTCGTCGGTGCCGTCATCCATGTCACCCTGCCGGTGGGCGCGCAGTTCGGCAGCCTTGCGGGCGGCCCGCTCACGCGGGCTTTCCTCGGTGACAGGGGTTTCAGGACGCATGTTCGGGCGCACCTTCTTGAAATCATCGGTCATTGCAATTTCCCTTCCTTCTGGAGCGCCAGCTTGTTCTTGGCGTAGTCTTCCGGCTTCATGCCCATCATCTCGGCCATCTCGCGCTCGGCGGCGGTCAGGCGCACCACGTTGCGGGACGACCCGCCACGGCTGACGGGGGCGGCGGCGGGGGCGGCGTCGCGGCGGCTGACCACCTTGGCGGCGCTGGACGTTGCCTCTTCCTCGACCACCTTTGCCTGCGGCTTGATCCGCAGCGTCTCCTCGATGGCCGTGAAATAGGCGTCGGTGTCCGGCACCAGCCCGTCCGCGACCGCCAGTTCATGCGCCGCGATCATCTTGCGGTTCTTGGCAGGGTCGGTGACGAACTCCGGATGCGACCGCACCCAGTCGGCGGAACGCGGCGTCAGGCGGGCGGCAAAGGCCTCCACGGGGTTGGCGTTCACCGGCTGCGGCGGCGGGGTCTTGGGCTTGGCCTTCATGGCCTCCAAGCCGTTGCGCAGCTGCAGCAGCTTGGCGGAGTTGTCGGACATCTCCTCCTGAATTTCCGCCGCCCTGCGGAAGTCGCCGGTCTGCATGGCGTGGGCGTAGTTGGCCTTCAGGATGTCCGTCTCGCGGTCCAGCGTGTCGATGGCGTTGCTGACCAGCTGGATGTCGGTGTCTTCCTTGTCCAGTCGGGCAGCATGGGCCTGCTGGGCGGCCTCTGCGGCGCGGCGCTCGGCGTCGGCGCGGCGGGCGCGCTCTTCGTCCAGCTGACGCTTCAGGTCGGCAATACCGGCCTCCGGCGGCACCACTGGCGCGTCCGTCTGGACGTCCTCCGGCGTCGCCTCGTCCTCGACCTGTATCTCGATGTCCTTCAGGTCGTCTTCGTTCTCGTCGCTCATGGTCTGGCTCCTCACCACACGGCGTCAGGGTGCGGCACCCGACCCTTGATGTTGATGTCGTCGAAGATGCGGCAGAGGACGCCGTTCACGGTGATCGACCAGCCGTCGGACGGGCGGAAGACCAGCCAGTCGTCCTCTTGGAACTCAAGGCCGTGGAACCAGCTGCCGTCCTGTTCGAATGCCAGAGGGCCTTTTTTCACCAGCAGACCCACCTTGGACTGGAACCGGTCCTCGTCGGTGTGCGCGTCCGTCAGGTAGAGGCCGGACTTGGTCTTCTGGGGGCGGATGTAAACCGCCAGCAGGACTTGGTTGTGGAACAGTTCGACGCCGGAGAGATCGCCGAGTTCGGCGCGTATCTTGGCGCGGGGGTCTTCTTCATGAGCCATCATCATATGGGGCATGATCATCCTATCTTTTGCTCACGTTGGACGCGGCCTCGCCCATCATTTCCCGAACCTCGTCCAGTTCAGCGAGGCGACCAACGTACTCACGGTATTGATCGAAAGACGTCACCGCAACCCCCGACACGACATTCTCGGTGAGGGTTTTTCGACGCTCGGCAATGAGGGCTGAGAGTTCCTGCATGAAAGCATGCATCGTACTTTGCATCATGGTCATCCTGATCGTCATTCTAAGAGCGCGGCCCCCGTGGAACTTGGGGGGGGTGGCGGGGGCCGCGCGGCCTGACAGGGAGGGGTCAGGCGTTCTTGCCGTACTTCTCGGCCTTCTCAAGGCGACCTTCGCCCGATCCGGCCCCGTACTTCATCTTCGGATAGACCTTGCCGCCGTCCTTGCGCGCCATGGGCATGGGCGGCATCGGGCCGGACGGGCCACCGGCGGGCGGCATCGGTGCGCCAGCGGCTCCAGCCAGTGCTGCGCCCAAGCCGGGCGGTGCGCCCACGGGGTGCTGCATCGGCGGCGGGGCTGCGGGCATCGGCGGGCGCGGCATCATCGCGGGCGGCATCGGCGCGGGCATCGGCGCGGGGGCAGGCATGCCGCCCATCTTGCCGAGGCTGCCGTCGTGATGCGGCGAGATGATGATGTTGATGTTGGTCTTGCCCTTGCCGGTGCGACCGCCGTCCTTGCGCGCCATCCGGCCATGCACAGCGCCGCCGCAGGCTTTGCAGGTGCAGCCCTTGTCGTGCTTCTTGTCGGCGGCGGACTTCTCCCACTCCTTCATGGTCATGCCATGCTTCTTGGCAAGTGCCTTGTCCTCAGCGACGTCCTTTGCTGACCCTTCGACTGCCCCGCCCTTCTTTTTGGCCATCATCTGAGGAATGATGCCCAGTGGTGCCATCTTCTTTTCCGCCAGTGCGCCGCCGATGTTCTTGGCCTCGCGGCCACCGCTGTCGGGACCGGCGGAGGTGATGGGCTGGGCGTTCGACCCCGCCGCGCCACCGCGCTGCTTGGCCACCTTGCCGCCCCGCTTGTGGCCGTCGCCGGAGTTTGCCGCGCTGTCCAGCATGGCCTGACCCTTCATCTCCTCCGCCGTCGGGCGGGGCATCGGGCGGCGCGGGCTGTCAGGGCTTTCCGTGGTGCGCGCGGCGCTGTCCAGCTTCTCCTGCGCCATCAGGTCGTCGGGACGCTTCATCGGACGCGGGGATGTCAGCATGCCGCCGCTGGCCTTCTTGGCCACGCCGCCGGTCTTCAGGCCACCGACATGCTTGGTGCCTTCGCGCTCCTCGTTGGCGTCTTTCTGGTTCGTGTTCGCCAGTCCAACCTTCTCTTGGAACCCGCGCGGGGTGCGGTCGGCGCGGCGCTCCGTGGCCTCGCCCTCGACCTTGCCGCCGGTCTTGAAGGCGCGGCGCGAGATCGGGCGCATGCCCGTTTTCACATCGGCGTTCAGCTTCTCGGCGGGGGTGAAGTCGGAACTATCGACTTTTTCGGACGAGGCACCGGCAAGGCGCTTGGCCTTTGCCTTCATCGCCTCGCGCAGGCTTTTAGCGTCCATTGCGATCTCCTTGGGGGTTGGATTGGCGGTCAGTATACTGCGAAGTGAGCGCCAATGCACGGTCCATGTGTCCCTGCCCACGGACGGGCTTCTTGGTGTCCACATGCTTCAGCCACTTCTTGAACTCCGGCATCGACATCCGCACGACGGCCTTCTGGCGTTCCGGCCCCCTGCCGTCCGAGAAGCCGTCGCAGTACGCCTTGCAGGCGGCCTCGCGCGTCCGGTAGCCCAGCATGACCTTGTGTTCGTCGAACGCGCCGGTCTTCAGGTCGTGCTGGTCGATGATGAAGACATGGTCGCTTTCGTGGTCCGGACCGATGCAGACATCGACATGATCGCCGTCCGCGCCCTCGGTGCGCTTGATGTAGCCGTAATCGTACGGCAGCTTGACCGACCACTTCTTGCCGTCGGGATCGGTGCCGGACCGCACCTGCCCCTTGATGCTCTCCAGCGAGATCGGTAGGCCTTGGAAGCTGATGTGGCGCTTCTGGTAGTTGCCCGCCTTCTTCTGTGCCTCCGTGGGGTTCGGCAGCACCGCGCCGCCATCCATGAAGCCGTAGCGGCTCTGGCGCTCCGCCCCGCGTCCGACGCTCTCGATCCAGCGCTCGTTGATCGGCTGCAGCTGCTTCTGCTCCTCAAACATCTTGCGCGCCGTGGAGCGGCCCAGCGGGTCGGCGGAGTAGGGGTGGACCACCTCGCCCTTCTTGGTGGGTTTCTGCAGCAACTGGGCCGCGACGTCCGGCATGACGTACTGGCGCTGCAGCAACGGCACATCGGCGACATACTTGCCAGCCGAGGCGTCGGTGTAGGTGGAGTGCCGGAAGCTTTTCTCCTCGGCGCGGTGGGCGTCGGGATCGAATTCGACAATGCGATGGCCAAGCATGTTGCTGGGAACATCACGCACATCCGGATCGGTGATCGCCACGCGGGTCATACCGACATGCGGGAAGCCACGGTCGCGCCAGTAGCTTTTGTCGATCATGTTCACAACACCGGCGCGGTGCTTGCCAGGCAGCTTGCGGGCGAACTCCGAAGCCTTCTTGGCGTTCAGGATGCCAGGCCAGTTCTCCATCGCTGTCGCGCCGTTCTGCCGTTCGGCGATTGGCATGTGCATGCCTGCGCGCAACGCGGCGTCGAACTCGGCGGCGTCTTCCTTGCTGATCGCATCCTTGTCGATCTGGGCCATGACGGCGTCGAACATGTTGTGCGAACTGTCAACCGCCTGCGGCCCCATGGGGGCATAGATGCCATAGACCGGCCCGCGCTTGGCTGCCTCCCTGATCTTCTTGTTGAAGCCGGTGGTGTGGGCAGCGCTGTTGGCCCAGACTGCCCCCCTGTTCGGCTCCAGCATGTATTTCGGGCCAGCATGCAGGTCCACCGGCCAGTTCAGCTTCTTGCCGTTGATGTGGGTCAGCCTGCCAAGGTTCGACCGGTCGCCTCCGACGTTGATCAGGGTGCCGCCCTTGATCTTCTGGTAGACTTGCTCCCAGTCCATCGGGTTGCGCGTCAGCGGTTTGACGTCTGGAATGTCCGTTATGGTCGCCTTGATGTCTTTGGGGGCGATAGGCTGCTTGACGTTGTAGTAGCTGCCGGTTCCAGTCTCGCCCGCCGTCTTGGTCTTAAGGGTCGATGCGATCCGCAGCGCCTCCTGCACCTTGGATGGGTCTTCCGAAAATGGCGAATGGATGCGTTGGATCGCCTTTTGCACCTCCGGATGCTCAATGGCGGCGTTCGGCATGCCGATTTCGGCCAGAATGCGCGCCAGCGGGTGGTCCAGAACCGATCCGCCATCCGCATAGCCGATCCGACCGCCGTCTGCGGCATGCCGCATGGCATTTATGACGTCGTCGTGGGTGGTTTCCTCGTTTCCGGCCTTGTCCCAGATCGCGTGGTGGGTCAGGTGCTGGCGGAACGGCTCCAGATCGGGGTCCATGCGCGGGTTCAGGGCCGCCTGACGCGCCGCAAGCCGGTCCACGGCGGCATAACCGGCCTTGGCCATCGGCTTTTTGGCCTCGGAAGTCGGTTTTCCGGTCTGCAGGATGACCTGACGGGCGTCCAGTGTCGGCTGGTCGCCGCGACCAAGCATCGAGGCGACGAAACCAGCCTTTGCGGTGCCGATCCCGCGCAGGTCTTTGGCGAAAGCGCGCCATTCGTCGGGGTGCGACTGCCCTGTCAGAGCGCGCGCGACCATGTCGGACACCTCTTTGTGGCGCGGACCGAGGTGGGTGACCGCCCACGGCAGCGCATCCGTCTCCGCGTTCAGGCCGAAGGGCTTCATGACCTGCTGGGCGTGGGCCACGGCCTCTTCATCCACCTTGCCGCGCTCCGCCATGTCGAGGTAGCGCTGCCCCATCTTGGTGTGCAGCCACTCGCCCATCGCGCCTTCGGGGCGGATCATGCCGCCGGTCTGCGGCAGATCGAGGCCAGCGGCCCTGACCTTGTCCACGTTCTGGGCGCGGCGCTGGATCGAGGCGCGGGTGATGACGTAGGCCTTGATCAGGTCGCGCGGGGTCAGGCCGCCCTTGGCCGCGCGGCGCGCGGTTTCGTCCATGAAAGCGCCGAACTTCTCGACATGACTGGGGATTTCCGGCAAGCCGCCCAACTGCTCCTGTACCTTGCGAAGGGGCTGCCAGTCCCAGCCCTCCATCTTCGGGTGTGGGGCGTCTTGGTAGCCCGACACCAGATCGAGCGCGCGTTTGACGGTGTCGGCCATGCCTGTCTCCGCTAGGGTTTGAGGCGCATCATAGCACCGGCACCATCTTTGGTGAAGCGGCGCGTGACGGCCAGCGCCCTGTCGACTTTTCCGCCGCGCCGGAAGGCCGGAAAGCCCTTGTCGAGGACGCTCTGCTTCAGCTGGTCGGTCATCGGCAGGTGGAAGCCCTGATAACCCTCCGGCAGCTGAACCGGCTCGGCGGGCTGGATCGACGGATCGTGCTGGCGCGCAAGGTTCATGACGCTTTTTGGCACGATGTTGTCGTAATAGCCCTTCATGCCTTGGCCGCCGACCTTCATGTCGTCGCCCTGCAGCATGTGGTAGGTCGATCCGTCGAACTCGCTGGTGCGCGCGCTGCTGGGGTGCAGCAGCTTCTCCGACAGTTCCTTCCCGATCAGGCTGGGCAGGTCTTCCGGATCGACGTCCGGCTTGGCGATGCGTGTGCTGTTTCCCTGCAGCGCAGACAGGGTGCGGTCTTGCGGCCAGTACTTGATGCTGTCCACCTGCTTCTCCAGCCCGTATCGGTCGGCCTGCGCCTGCCCAGGCGTGAAGACGATGCCGTCATAATTGCCCAGCGCCGCCTCGCGCAGCACGTTCTTCAGCGCCAGATCGGTCCAGTGCTGGGTGTTGGTGACGTAGGGGCCGGTAGGCACCTTGCCTTGCTGGTCGATGGTCGCGTCGCGCAGGGCATTCAGCTTGTCTTCCTCGCCGTGAAACTTGGCCAGATGCCACGGCTCCGCGTTTTCATAGAGCGGGCGGGCAACTTCCTCACGCATGCCCTGATCCAGCAGGCTCTGCCGCATGCGGCCCCGCATGTCCTCGATGTGGTCCCTGTAGGCCTTCATGGCCGACCCGTCGTTGAACCCCTTGTCGCGGCCCTCCTGCGCCCAGTCGGACTGCAGTTCCTCGACATGCAGCAGGCGCTTGCCGAGGCCCTTCTTGCCGGTGAACTCGTTCTGCCAGCCCTTGATCTGGGTCAGCGTCGCTGCCTCCTCCGGCGTGATCAGGCCGTTCTGGACGGCGTACTTGGCCGCGCCGGAACCGAGATCGGCGGGGGTCGTTCCCATGTGATCGGCGATCTTCTGCATCACCGGCATCACCCACTGCTTGGCCTCGGCAAAGCTGCTGGTGGGGCCGACCTCCCGATCCGACAGCCGGATGTGGGCCAGCACGTTTGGGTGGCCCGACCAGTGGCTGGACTGGTAGGCGGGGGGCTGTGTGCGCTCCGGCATGGTCGCCAGCTTCCGCCGGAACTCGTTGGCCTGCTCTTCGAACTGCTGTCGTCTGGGGTGACCCTCCGGCCACGCGCTGGCCATCACTTCGGCCTTGCGCATGGCGTCCTCGTAGGGCTGGCGCAGGTCTTTCGGGCGGTCCAGCTTCAGCAGGCGCTCACGGTAGTTCTTGCCGCCGGACAGGACATAGTCCCCGTATTCGGTGTCCAGCGGCTCCTCCGCGCCGGTGTCCTCGTCCTCGCGCGTCTGAACGTTCGGGGAGGCGGACACGCGGCGCTGCAGCCGATCTGCCTCGGCGCGCTCCTCCGGCGTCAACTCCTCGCCGCGATGCGAACGGTTCTGCAGCGCGATCCGCCGCTGGTTCTCGTCGCGCGACAGGTAGTTCGGGTTCTCGCCATACTGGTCGATGCGCAGCTTCGGCAGGTTCCGCTCGAAATGCTGCGCCAGTTCTTCGCGGGTGATCTTGCCGGTCGGCGGCTTGGCATGCGCCAGTTCCGCATCCTTCACGCCCGCCTTCTTGGCGGCGGCGATCATCTGCTCTGCCGTGCCGCGCTCCTGCGGGAACTGGCGGATCAGCTGGGCTGCCTTGGAATAGAGGCCGGTCTTCGGGTTCATGTGGTCCTCCGGATCGCAGCCATCGCTGCATCGTACGCTGCACCGCCCGACGCCCGCCGGATGCGCGGATCGGTCGGGTCAAAGACCTCGGCCTCCTTGTGCTTGATCGCGTTGGGCTTGAACACGACCACCTCGGTGATCTGGTGCGGGCGTTTGCCGGAGTGGTCCTTGGTCTTGACCAGTACGCCGTCGTGGCCGCGCTCTTGCATGTGCTGCATGAACTGGTCCATGTCGCGCCCTTCGATAATGTGGTGCGGTTCCAGCTTGCCCTGTCCCGTCATCAGGCCCATGGACTGTAGGTCGCGCAGGGTGCGGTGGGCGGCGTTGTCTGACGAGGTGTCCCAGATGTATGGGTTCTTCAGCGCCGCATGCAGCGGGCCGATGACCGTGCCCTCGCCGATCATGTCGGGATCGGCATAGGCGTCGGCCAGTCCCTCTTCCGGTGTCAGGTAATGCCCGCGCCCGCGCCAGCCGTGATCTGTGTTGCTGCCGATCTTGGCGTCATCGAAGGCCTCAAACTCTTCCGGATGCGGGGTGCCGTGCCAGAGGTCCATCGGCTTGCCGTCGTCGCCCAGCAGGTCTTCGTGCATGCCCTCGAACATGGCAGGGACCGCGCCCCCAGCGGCAAAGGCCTGACGGCGCGGCAGGTCGGCAGTGCCGGCGGCGGCGTTGATCTGCTTCACCTCGTCATCGGACAACACGCGGTTGACCTTCATGTGGCCGCCGATCAGCCAGTTGCCGGTCATGTTCGGGTTGGTCTTGTAGCGGTAGAACCCGCCCAGTGGCACCTGATCGGTGATGTGCGCCTTCACGCCCTTGCCACGGCTGTCGGCCACGCTCTGCCAGTCCTTGTCAGCGGCCATCTCGATCTCGGCCCAGACCTGATCGTCGGGCCGGTAGTCTGGCTTCTTCAGATCGGGGCTGGACTTGCCGCCAATATGGGTCGCGATGGGCAGGTCGCCAGCATGCCAGCCTGGCCGGTAGGCCAGATCGCCCAGCTTGGACTTGACCTTGCCCGCCGTCTTGCCCTGCGGCCCCTCTTCCGCTTCCAGCCACTGGCCTATCGGCACCGGCTTGTCGGCATGTACGAAAAGCGGCATCAGCTGGGCGCCTTTGCGCCGGAACAGCTTGTAGGCCTTCACGGTGCGCTGCGGGGTGTAGCCGCCCGCGACCGCGCCGCCGTCGGCGTAGCCGTACCTCTGGTTTGCCCAGTCCCGCGCCCAGTCTGGGATGCTGTCGCGGCTGTAGGACGGCCCCCACGCGCGCGGGTCGGCGACGTCGAAGTGCAGGGCGTTGTCGTAAAAGCCGATGCCACGAAACCCAGCCTCCCACGCCGCATCGGCCAGTCTCAGCCGGTCCTCGTAGGACAGGCCGGAGGCGTCGATGTCATAGGCGTTGCCGTGCATGTGCTGGCTGCCCTTGGCCCCACCAACTTCCTCGTTGCGCTTCGGGTCGCGGTAGGCCGAGTTCACGGTCAGCGGCTGGCCCCACGCATCGGTCAGGCGGCCCCACGCCGCCAGCGCGGCCTCGGACATGCCGCCATGGTCGGCGCTGGGCGCGGGCTGGGGCGCGGGCGCAGATGCCTTCTCCTCCTCCTTGCCAAAGAGGCCGGTGGCAGTGTCGCCGATCTTGTTGGCCGCGCCCGCGAGGCCCGCCAGCGCCTCCAGCGCGGTCGGCTGGGCCGATCCGGTCTGCAGCGGTGCGGCAGTCGCAAGGCGGCGCGGCACCGGCAGGTTGGCGGCGGGGACATAGCCGCCGGAAGCATGCGCCTGACGCGGGACATCGGGCAGATATTTCGACGGGGCGATCTGGCCACCGGCGCGGTCCTTCGCCTCTTTGGCCCTGCGTTTGTCCAGCAGCGCGCCAAGGGTCAGCTTGGCCGCGCGGATCGCCTTGTCGTCGCTCATTTCCCGCTGCCCTCACGCTTCTTGGTGGCCTGCACCTGCATCGCCAGCTTGATGATGTCTGCCTTATGGTCACGCTGCTGCATGTCGATCTCATGCTGCATCCGCACCGCGTCGTTCATCTGATCGCGGTCCATCTGCATCTGCTCCAGCCGCAGGTCTTTCTCGCGGTCCAGATCGCGGTTCTCGTCGTTGATCGCGTCCCGACGCATCGCATGCTGCAGCTGCATCTGCTTGGTCTGTTCGCCCATCAGCTTGGCCTGCAGTTCCAGCGGGTGCGGCCCCTGCGGGCCAGCGGGGCCGTTGGCAGCCTGCGGGTTGTCCTTCTGCGCTTTGACCATGTCGGCCTGCGCCCGCATCGTGTCGGCATCGGCCTTTTGCTTGGCGATCTTCAGGTCTTCCACGCCCTTCAGCAGTTCCGGCGACGGCTGGTTGCGCTGGCCTTCCGGCTTGAAGAACTGTTCGGGGTTCGACCAGCCGATAGCCCGCAGCGCCGCCGTGTCGATGGCGACCTCGTCGTAGAGCGCGGGGTTGCCCGCCTGCAGCTGCTTCAGCGCCATGATCTTCATCACGCGCTGGGCGTGGCTGGCGGTGTTGGGGTCGGCCTGCGGCACCAGTTCGACATCCTCCAGCGCCTGCATCAGCAGGTCTGGGTTCCACTGCACCGTGGGACGCCGGTTGCGTTCCCAGAAGCTTTCGGGGTGTTCGCGGAAGCAGTCGCGCAGCAGGCGGAACTCCTCGGCCTGCGCGGCATGCATGCGCTTGTGGACCGAGTTCAGCACCTTGGTGGCCTGCTCGATCATCGCCAGCGTGGTGCCGACCGGCGCGTCGGGCCGCCCCTCGCCGACCTGCAGTTCCGACGTCCCGCCGACGCGCGCGCCGGTCTGGGCCATGTTCTCGACCAGCGCCATCAGGGCCTGCGACGGCTCCTTGTAGGGCAGCGGCATGACGGCTTGGCCGATAGGCGCGCCGCCGGTCTTGACCTGCGCGGCCCCGCCGGGCGGGATGCGGAAGATGTTGGTGTTCTGGCGGCTGCCGGTGTCCGAGATCAGGAAGCCTGGGAAGTTGGCATACATCCCCGCGTCGAGCAGTTCGCGCCACGCGGCGGTGACCGCGTTCGTGGTATTGCCGAGGATGTGCAGCAGGCCGATGTCGTAGAAGCCAAAGCCCGGCACGAAGGTGTACTTGACGAAGGTCTTGCGCGCCTCCGGCAGTTCCTTGGTCTCTTCGTTGTAGTTCCGTACGATGGACAGGATTTCGCGGGAGGAGACGTCGATGGTCACGCGGTAGGGGATTTCCAGCCCGCTGATCTTGCCCTTGTACTTGTGTTCGTACCCCTTGATGTCGAGTTCGCAGTAGACCTCGTAGATTTCGCGGTCGCGGTCGTCGGGGTTCAGCGACTGGGTCGAGATGCCCTGCTGCGCGGCCTTGGCCTCTTGGACGCTGTCCGGCGTGGTGTCCTGCGGCGTGGCCAGTTCGATGTCGCGGTAGACGCCGAGGATTTGCAGGCGGCGCACCGTCGAGGGCTTCATGTAGACGCGGTGCGTCACGCGGCGGGCGTTGACCAGATCGGTCGCAGCGTTGTTCACGATCAGGTCATCGGCGTCGACGCTCTCGGACACGGGCCGGTTGCGCAGCGGGCAGAAGTAGACCTTCTTGAACGCGGTGCCGCCGAAACCCAGCATCAGGAACATGCGGTCGGTGTCGGGGTAGTATTCAGTCGCCGTCGAGGTCAGGTAATGGTTGAAGTCCTTCTGGAACCCGTCCGCCATCTCGTCGCGCATGGTGGTCGCGCTGTTGGCGTCGTCCCTGATCTTCACCGGCCCGTCGGTCGGCAGCATCTCGGACCGCGCGTTGGCTTGGAAGCGCAGCACCGCCTCCTGCAGCAGCGGGTGCCGGACCTTCGACATGCCCTCGACCGGCGCGCCGTCGTTCGACCCTTGGATGCCGGGCGTTTCCAGCTTCAGGCCCAGAAGCTTCATGCCCTGCGCCCGATCCTCGACCCACTCCTTGCGGCTCTGCAGGTCGTCATCGACCGAGCGCAGCAACTCGTCGGCGATCCGCCCCAGTTCCATATCGTCGATGTCGTCGACGAGGTTGTCGAACCAGCCCTTCGGGCCGCTCTCCTCGCTTTCCGAAATCGGCTTGCCGTCGAGGCTGACGGTGATCGAACCGTCACCGTGGTCGATCCGCAGGATCGCGCCGTCCTGATCGAATTCGGGAACATCCGCCTCCTCTTCGGCGTTCTCGACCGTCACATCCATCGGGCCGATGGCGGCATCCGACGGGTCTTCCTCAAGCCGCACGGCGGGGTTCAGGTCGGGAACGAGGGGCATCAGGATCATCCCTTCAAGGATCAGGTTGGCGCGATCCTATCAGGTCGGCCCGTTTTCTTCCAGCAGCAGGTATGCACCGGCGAGGTAGTTGATCGCGCCGAGCAATTCGCGCTTGGCGGCGTCCGGCTGCATCCGGCTGCTCTCCTGCGCCTTCTTCATGGCCTGACCGAGGCAAAACCCCACCCCGACCATGCGCCCTATCTCCAGCATCGGCTGGCAGTCGAACGGCAGGCCGTTGGCATGCCGCTCCTTGCCTTTGCCGCCGGACGCCTGCGCCAGAGCCAGATCGAGGACGCGGCGCAGCGAAGCATACTTCACATCGATCTCAAAGGTTTCGCCAGCGGGCAATCCGATGACGTCGTCCAGATCGCGCCACTTTGCCATCAACGCACCGCCAAGATGAACACGACCAGAAGGGTCACCCCGATTACCGCCATCATGTCCACCTCCAGATTGCCCACAGCACGATTGCCAGCAGGATTGCCTCAGCCATGGATATTCTCCAACATTTCTGCGGCCTTTCTCAGCCATTCAGGATTGTCGCGGAATGCACCAAGACCCCTGTTGCAGTGCGCGCACAGAATGAAACGCACTTTTCCACTCTTATGACAGTGGTCAGTGTTCCATCCGGCTTTTGCGTTTGGATGGTCAGAACCACATATCGCGCAGCGGCAGCCCTGCGCCTCAAACATAGCCAGCCACTCCTCCGGCGTCATCCCGTAGTTGGCTTTGAGCCTCGCCTTGCGCTTGAAGCTGGGGTCGGCGGCATGACGCGCTTTTGCATATTTTCGACCGCGCTCCCTCACCTTTTCAAGGTTGTTTTGGTAATACCGAAGTGCCTTTTCGCGGTTTCGCGCCAGCCGCTCCTCCTCGCTCATTCTTGGCCTTACCTTACGGCCATCGACCCAATCAGGATCGCGCCGCTCCCTCCTCCGCTCCACCGTTCTGGCGGTGTGACACGAAACACATGCGGAAAGGTGGCCAGTCTTCATGCGCTCGTTCCTATAAAAACCGCACTCCGGACCAGCTACACCGCACAGCCTGCATGTCGAAGCAGAATAAACCCTAGCCGAAGATAGCTGGGGTTGGGTCAGTGCTTTGCCCTTGGTACTTTCCGACATATTCCGCCTTGCACTCCGTACGATGGAAAACCACTTGAGCGATCCCGCTACCGGCGGGAATGTGAAGAGGTTTAAACCCATGATACACAAGTTCAAGGGTAAGTCCACCTTTGAAACCGTTTTCAATGACCGTATTAAAAACGGAAAGACCCTGTCTTGCCCATGTCGACTTGTCATGCACGATGCCCACCAGATCGTAGGGCATGTCGAACTCCTCCATGGCCGAGGCGATGACGAAGGTCGAGGGGTGATGCCGCCCGTCGACATAGGTCTCAGGGAACTGCATAGCCACGTTCGGCGGGTGAAACAGCACCTCCTGCTTGATGCGGATGTCGTAGCCCGCTTCCGACAGGCCGTGGCTGGTCAGGTGGCCGCGCACCTTGCGGTCCAGCATGCCCTTGATCGGCCCCGCCTGCAGCAGGGCGCGTCCGTTGACGATCATTGCATCGTCTCCCGCTGCATGTCGCGGGCGATCCAGCCGGTCTCCACCGCGTGATTGATCACCATCATGATCATGCTGATAAGCCTTTCTGTCGCCTCATAGTTGTCAAGGAACACCACGGTGCCGTGCCTGCCGAAGACGTCCAGCGTCTTCTGGACCTCGTCATCGGTCTCGCACTCTTCCGCCGTGGCGCTCATATCGAGTTCCGCCGCCGCCCTGTCGGCATCCGCGAAGGCGAAGAACGGCAGGGATGCGCCGCGCTGCGGGCAGGGGCCGACGCCGACCGTGAAGGCGCACCTGCCGGTGCCGACGACGAAGACGGTCATGCGTCACCGCCCATCTCGCGCACGAAGCGCCGGATGCCGTCGCGCGCCGCCACATCCTCTGTGGTGGCCTTCACGGTGTAGACCTTCACATTGCCTTCATGGTCGCCGCGACCCTGCAGCGTGACTTGGAAGGTCTTCGGCCCAAGCCGGTCGACCGTGGCATCGCACAACACCCGTTTCATTCCAACTTTCTCCGCCCGTGATTTTCGTGAAAACCCATTTCGATAGCAGCTGCGCGCCTTGCCTCAGCGGCCTTTTCCAAATCAGTGAAGTAGCCAACAAACCTTTTTCCGGCACGGACCATCCACTTCTTTCGGAGGGCATTCCATGTAACGCCTACCTCTCCAGAGGTATTGTTTCGGTGCATGGGGTGATTTCTCGCATTCCCAGCAGCATCGACCTCTCGCAGGTTCTCGATCCTGTTGTCTGAACGATCACCGTTGATATGGTCGATCTGCCCCCTTGGCCACTCACCGTGATGCATTGCCCAGATAACCCGATGGGCAAGAACTTTTCTGCCATTCACGGACCCGCGCATGTATCCAAAATCGCTTTTTCGAAACGCGACCTGCCCCGCCCACCGGCTGTTCCAAGAGTGCCTGCGATTACCTTGGGAGAACATATCCTTGGTGCGTTCTTTCCAAGTCAGGATGCCCGTATCCGGATCGTAATCCAGAACTTTTCGAAGATATTGTGGCGTCGGAAGTTCTCGGTGCTGCATGATGTGACTTTGATTTCACATCCGTGCTGTTTGTTCAAGTGTTATAAAGCGGTGCATCTCCAGAATTTCCTGTGAACCTCTGCGCTTCTTCCAGTTCAGCAAGACGTTCCGCAGCGCGCGTCAACATACCTGTGGATCGCAAATGATTGAGGCTCATACTGACCGTATCGACGAGGTCGTCGTTCTTGCCCTTCGGGAAGACGCTGCACTGCCGGATCACCTGCTCGGCCCAGTCCTTGTCCGGCGCATAAACCATGCCCTCGGCGAAGATGTGCTGCACCGAGTAGAGCCGCGCGGTCTTGTCCAGCGTCTTCGGGTCGTACATCTGCACCGCGAAGGCCTCGGCCCCGAACAGCCGCCTGATCTCCTGCGCCACCGAGTGACCGGCGGCCTTGTTCTCGATCAGCAGCCGGTCGACGCGCATCCGGCTGCAGGTGGCGGCGACCTTCTCGGCCAGTTCGTGCAGTTCCAGCTTCACCTGCCACGCATACATCAGCATGACCTTTGGCACCGGCCCCAGCATCTCGGACTGGTAGCTGGTGCGCAACTCGATGGTGCGCCCGTAGCGGTCGACCGACCGCGTCGCCTGCCCCTCGCTGGGCGCGGAGAACACGCCCCAGACCGTCAGGGCGCTGAAGTCATTCTCGGCCTTGGTGGTGTAGGCGGTGTCGAGGCTGGCCACGATGAACTCGATGGGCGGGTATTCCGGCTTGTCCCAGAGTTGCCACCAGTGGTCCTTGATGATCCCGCCGCCGCGCGGCTCCGGCTGCTGCTGGAACTGACCGGCGGTCGCGTATGGCCCCATCGCCTTCTCGTCGCGCTCCACCACCTCGATGGGGAAGCGGTCGGGGAACAGCAACTCGCCCTCCTCCTCGCGTGGGTCGGCATAACCCAGCTTCGTGGGGTAGGCGCGCGCGGGGTCGTAGCGCATGGGCAGCATGATGTGGTCATAGCCCAGTCCGCGCGACAGGATCACGCCGGAGACGTCCTCCTCATGCAGGCGCTGCATCACCACCACGATGGCCGAGCGGTCGGGGTTGTTGACGCGGGTCGGCACGGCCTCCAGAAACCATGTCAGGGTGGATTGGCGCTGCTGGTCGCTGTTCGCGCCGTCGACCGAATGCGGGTCGTCGATGATCACGCGGTCGCCGCGCGCGCCGGTGATCGAACCGGCGGCGGTGGCCTGCCGAAAGCCGGTGGCGGTGTTTTCGAACTTGGTCTTCTGGTTCTGGTCGCCGGTCAGCTGAACGATGTCGCCCCAGTGGCCCTGATACCAGTCGGAAGTGACGAGGCGGCGCATCCGCAGGCCGTCGCGGATGGCGAGGTCTTGGCTGTGGGCGGCGCAGACGTAGCGCATGTGCGGCATGGCGCGCGGTCCCCACTCCCACGCGGGCCAGAACACGCCGATCAGCAGGGATTTCATGGTACCAGGCGGGACGTTCACCAGCAGGCGGTTGTAGAGGTCGCCGTTGTCCAGCACCACCTCGTCGGTGATCGCCTCCAGATGGGCGCAGATGAAGTCGATGTGCCAGCCGTGGACGTAGGGCTGGCCGGGCTCGATCACCCGCCATGCGTGGCGCACGAACTCGGCCAGCGACAGTTCGCACTTGCGCTTCTCGATGGCCTGCAGCAGCGCCGCAGGGTCGATGGCAAAGGGGAGATCAATCTTTCCCAAGGGACTTCTGCAGCGCCGCGCCCAGCGCCTCCAGTTCCTCCAGCGACAGGTTCGACACATCAAGCTGCGTCGTGGTGCGGATCGGCTCCATGTCGGCGGAGCCGCCCACCATCATCTTCTCGCCATAGACCTTTGGCTTGCGCTTGCCCGCCGCCCATTTGTAGGCGTCGATGGCCACGCGCGCGGCATGCGGATCGACCTTGCCCTGCACCACCTGCTCGGCGATGTCGCCGATCTTGTCGGCGTCGTGGTCGGCCTGATCCTCGCGCGCGCGCGTATAATTCGCCGCGAATTCGGGGTACAACCGCAACCATTTCATCACGGTCGTGTAGCTGGGCAGTTCGTCGTCCTCTTTCAGGATCGACACCAGACTGTTGCCTTCCGCGATCCCGTGCAGGATGCGGTCGGCGATCTCTTCGGTAAATTCCATCGGCGGGCGACCAGCGGGCATATCATGGGCCTCTCATGTTGATGCCCACAAGATAGCCCTTTCAGAACGGGATGTCACCGTTGGGATACCAGTGGCCGGTCTTCGGCATCAGGAACACCGGCGGCGGTGGAGGCGGTGCCTTCGCAGGCACCACCCCGATCTCGCGCAACGCCCAGTCCATGTGCGGGGGCAGGGTCATGCGTCCTCCTCGATCATCAACTCGTCGCAGTCGCCGCAGATCACGCGCATGCCCTGTTTGGCATCATATGACATAGTTTCGTGGTATTTTTTCTTGGCGTTCAGGTAGGCAGCTTCAGCTTCCTCCTTGGTTGCAAACGAGCCGAGAGAAATGAACTTTTTCCCAACCGTAATTGACGCGCGCCACCTTCCGTATTTTCGCTTGGTGACCCCAACAACGCCAGTCGTGTTTCTTGAAGACATCTTTCGGTTTTGCTGGTTCAGGCTATTGCTGGCCTCGCGCAAATTTTCGATCCGGTTATCCGAGCGATCACCATTGATGTGGTCCAGCATTCCGGTCGGAATGAAGCCGCACTCGTACAGCCACGCCAGCCTATGGGCCAGATGCTTGACCCCGTCCAACCGGATCGTGACATACCCATCTGATCTAATGCAGCCAGCGGAAGAACCCGCTTTTGCCCTATTGCTGTTCGTTACACGCCACCGAAATCCTCCGGTGGCTCGATCAAATTCCAGCAAATCTTTTAGTCTGGCCTGATCCATCATTCCTCCTGAACCATGAGTTCGTCGCAATCCGCGCAAACAATCCTCATGCCCTGCTTGCACCATGCCTTAGCGCCACAGCACGGGCAAGAGGTTTTCACCTTGGACAGGTCGCGCTTCTTGGCTGCCGCCTCGCGGGGCTTGGTGAAGTAGGGCAGGTCGAAGCCCTTGTCGGTCAGTTCGGCCAGCGCATCGACGAACGGCCCTTCGGGGTCGATGTAGTGGGTCATCTGCCGACCGGTTTGCTTCCCGCCGGGCTCACCGGTGTTCGACGGGATCAAACCGACGCGCTCCATCAGCTTGACCCATTCCTTGTTGTGGTGGCCCTTCTTGCTGGGCTTGCCGAACTCCTGCTGCTCCAGATGGGTCATCTCATGCACCAGCGTGGACAGCACGGCCTCCAGTGTCCGGTCCATGGTCGCGGGGTTCATGGCGATCTCATGCGTGGTGTCGCCATCCTCGCGGTGGGTGAACTGTTCGGCCCAGAAGTAGCCGTGGGCCTTGCGCCCAGCGCGCAGGGTGAACAGCACCGGCGGCAGGCGGTTTTCGAACAGCCGGTCGTTGAAGTGGTTGAAGGCCGTCTCCAGCCCGTCATAGGTTTCCTTGGTGGGGGTCTGCCAGTTGCTCATGGTCATATCTCCTCTTAAATCCAACCATCCGTGATCTCGACGCCGTTCACGACGCGCCCGAACTTCCAGCCATAGGCGCTGTGCTTGCGGACATAGGCATCGCGCTTGGCCTCGCTGCGGAACAGGTAGAACTCGCAATCGTCATCGACGTTCTGGGCGAAATATTCGGTCATCTCAGCACAGCCCCATCAGCTTGTCTTCCAGCAGCAGGATCGCGCTGGGGGTCGGGACGATGTCCGCGCTCGACAGCAGGTCATCGCAGAACAGGTACTTTTCCTCGGTCGCGTGGTAAGCGGCCTTGTTTTCTTCGGTGATCAGGTCCGCGATGCGGGCGGCGCTGGTTTTCTTCTGGTCGGTCATGGTCATCTCCGTTCATCTCAACTGAAGACACCGTACATCGTACGATGCACGGTGTCAACAATCAGATTGTGGAAATATCGACACCCTGCGCTGCCTGCAGCATCTGCTCGGCATAGGTGATGCAGCCGACCCCGATGATGCCCTCCGGCGGGTTTCTCTCCGCGTCAAGGTAGACATGGGCCAGTTCCGCCATCCGCTGCAGTTCAGGGTCTTCCTTGATCTGCTCCGGCGTCTCCATGTCCTTCATGCGATCAGCGATGGCCCTGCACAGGTCATCGAACGTGCGGTATTCGGCCATCACAGCACCTCCCCATAGAGTTCCAGAAGCGTGTCGTGGATCGACATCGTGGTCTTGAACACCTCGTCCAGTTCGACCGTGAGGTGCAGCGCCTCCAGCAAACACTTCTGCTGGTCCACGAGGCGCGCGACGTCCATGGCCTTCATGAACACCTCGCTGTCGCTCTTCACATAGCCAGCGACCTCGACAGAACCGCAGATGTCCTTGCCGGTCCAAAGCATGATCGAGACGGACATGTGCTTCACATCGTTGTGCATGAAGGTGTTTGCATACAGGGTGATGCGGATCGTCATGATGGCCTCCTTGCCAAAGAACATGCCCACATCCTACATCGAGAATGTGGGCATTGCAACATCTATGTTGTGTAATCATCGACCACGGCGATCAGCCGCCGCGCGTCATCCACGGCCATCTCGACCAAGTCCTCCGGAGACCACTCGTACTTCATCTGATACGGGATCAAGGCTGCCATCATCTGCGTGGCGACCTGCAGCAACTCCGCGCGCTTCTCCAGCTGGCTCCGCATCATTCCGCGTCCCTCCGCAGCGTCGGGGCCAGTTCGGTGACGGCGATCACCGGCACCAGCTGGTCGAGGTTGCCCACGACGAACTGGCAGGTGTCCTCGTCATAGATCGCGGTGTCCTTCATGCGGGACGCGCCGATCAGGAACGCGGTGTACAGCCGCTCGTCATAGAACTCCGACACGATCTTCCCCAAGGGGGTCATGATCTGGATGACCTTGGCCGTCGGAACGCGGACGGTGCGCTTGTGCAACTTCATGGCAATCTCCTTCTCTCTGCCGCCTTCACCCTACATCACAAACGAAATGTCGGTCAACCAACATTTTCCTGTTGACTGCATCGTACGATGCTGTATACCGGTCCTACCAGCCAACGACGGCTGGCTGTTTCTTGGAGATCACCATGACCATCATGTCCCCCATCCCGCTGGCCGACCGCTACGCCGCCGCCAAGCTGGCCTTCGACGCCGCCAAGGAAGCCCTCGACGCCCTCAAGGAGGAGGTCAAGGAACTCGGCATGGAGCGCCTGTCCGGCGTGACCTGCGACCTCACCCTCTCGCTCTCCGAGCAGATGCGCCTCGACCAGAAGAAGGTCGCCCAGCTGCTGACCGCCGAGCAGATCGAGGCCTGCAAGTCGCCGGTCCTCGTCGAGACCATCCGCGTCAAGGCGAAAGGGGTGGCAGCATGATCCGCCACATGATCACCGAGAGCGGCAACCACATGGTAGGCCCCAGCGTTGTTGGGGTCCACCGAGACGCTGCCGATGCCAGCAGGCACTTCGAAAGCATCCGACGCAACTTCCAGAGAGACGGATACACCGTGGCCGACAACTACCTTGGCTGCTTCACCGTCAACCGAGGCGAGGAAACCTGCACCTTCGCCCTGCAGGCGATCCAGTTCGACTGATCCGCCGGTCTAGGGGGTGCATAGCAGGCTGAATAGTCTGGATATGCACCCCCTCTACTAAGCACTAAGCCATTGAACCTGAACGGAAATTCACCCCTTTTGGGGGTGCTTAGCAGAATAGTTGCCCTTGAGATACAGATACTAGGTAGTTAGCCACCCTCTGGACACCCCTTTCATTTCCTAAATCTAATAAACAATAGCCCTTAGGGCTGGTTTGAATATTTTGTATAAGTACCCCCCTTGGGGTTCCCTTTAGTTATTAGATTTCAGTGCCTTGCATTTCTCGATGTGCTTATTCCAACATCCACTATGTTGCACTATGTTGACTAGGCTCTGCTAGGCACCCCGCCCACCCATTGACCGGTCCGTCGTTCCGGTTTACTTACTAACAATCATCAGCATGAAGGAGGATTTTACGACATGAGCATCTGGGATAACGATGAAGACTATTTCTCTCCGACAGCAGCCTCGCGGAGCAGGGATGTCACCAAGTTCGGTATCCGCGCGCCGAAACTGAAGGGCATGAACGGTCGGCTCTACATCCCCGCGCGCCTGAATGCGCAGGTCGGCCAGTATGTCCGGTATGTCAAAGTGCCGGAGGGTATGGCGTTTCGGGTCGGCGAGAAGGGCGACTACAAGGTCTGCGCCCAGAATTCCGGAACGGCGATCCTGTTTGCGCAGGCTCCGTATGAACTCTGCCGGTTCGCCAAGAACAGGACGATCAGCATCGAGGTCGAGGACTTCAACGGCGGCTACCTCTGCCGCTACAGCCAGTTCGAATGAAGAAGGGGGCCTCGCGGCCCCCTTTCGGTGTCAACCGGCGGAGACGCCGAGCGTTCGCCTGATGACCTCGATGTCCTTGGCGTAGACAACGTGTGACGCCCTCTCCTGATCCATGGATTGGAACAGCCGCGCCGAGGCGATCTCGCCGGTCTTGTGCTTCCACCACAGCCAGCTGGAGGCTTGGTTCATCGACATTTCCAGCCGGTCCGCTGCCCGCCTTGCGCTCCACACCCTGTCCTCGTCCAGCAGCGCCCTGATGCGCGCTCCTGCGTCGCCTTGGGTCACCACCACCGGCAATGCGTACACGACCTCCTGCGGGGCCTCCTGCGTGGCCTGCGCGGGCGCGGCAGCCGCGACCGGCTTGAACCGCTCCTGCACCTCGACGCGGATCGCGCGCCAGCGGGCGGAATACTTGGCGTAGCCCTCGCCGTCACGGTAGTTGTCGACGCAGTAGGCGAAGAGCATGTCGCCCACCTCGACCCCGACGGCGTCGACGATCTTGGTGGAGATGAACACCTTCTCGCCGTTCTCGCAGATCGCAAAGGCGGAGCCGCCCTTGGTCGTGCCGTCCACGGTGCAGATGCGGGTGCTGATGTCGGAGGGTTTGAAGAAGCCAGTCATGATGATCCTCAAGGGTTATGGCGTTTCCATGCCAATTCGATCTGCTCCTCCCGTGAGAGAGGGGCATTGTTCGCTTCCGTACGGATACGGTTCACTTCATCGGCGTACTGCCCCACCATGTACGAAATCAGGTCCAAGTCCTCTGCCTTGACCCACCAGCGCGGCAGGGGCCTGAAACCGGCCTCCCGCAGCGCCCGCGCGCCCTTGCTCTTCAACTCGGACCCGCCACTCATTTCCGGACCTCGATCCTGACGACGCCCTTCGTGGTCGGGAACTCGATCTTGGCCGCGCGCAGATCGGCCTCTGCCACCGCCTTGATGATGGTCAAGATATCCCGCGTCTCCTGCACCCAGTGCTGCTGCGCTGTGTTCATCCCTTCCTCCTCATGACGAGCGCCAGCACCCGCTCTGGGTGGTGACGCAGGTTGATGCTCAGTTGCCGCCGCCCGACGCCCAGATCGCGCGCCATGTGCGAGATCGAGGGCCAGTTGTGCGGGCCGACGGCGACCGGCTTGCGGTGGTTTGCCTTGCCGGAGCCAGGCACGATGCCCTTGCGGGTGCCGCACTTCTCCGCGTGGCCGTGTTTGTGCAGGCTCTGGTAGACCGACTGGCGCTTGATCCCCAGCGCATCTGCCAGCGCCTGCGGGCAGCGGTAAACGACACCGGCGCGGGACACCCGCAGGCACTGCCGCCCGCTGCAGGCCTTGGTGCAGGCGACCTCGGTCACTTCAGCTTCTCCTTGGCCGCCTTCACCCGCGCCCACTGGTCCTTCTTGGCGAGGACGAGCGGGCCGTAGTCGATGATGTCCGAATAGGCGTCGATCAGTTCCTGCATGGCCGCCTCCCGCACCCGTGCGGCGTCCGTGGTGGCGGGTTCCAGCGCGGCGCGGTTCTTTGTGACGGCCATTTCCAAAGCCGTGCAGATCAGGTCGCGCCCGATAACCACGCCCTCGGACGCCTTCATGGAGCGGATCATGTCCAGCGCGGCTTCCATCCCGCGAACGTATGCGGCCTGTTCCCCCACCCCACGCGCAGGGAGCGCGGTGATGGCGGCGCGTGCAAACTTCGTCCACCTTGCGCGGATGTAGTCGGATTGATCATCGAAGGCTTCCGGCGTCCTTCCGTCAGCGACGGATTGGGGTGTGCCTGCGTCAACCGCTTCCGCCTTCCACATCGCAGCGGCAACGCGCCGGATCAGGTCATCGTCAGTCATTGGAGTTCTCCAAAGCAAATGTGTCGATGTCAGGCGGGGCAGCGCGGCGGTTCCATGCGGCGATGGCTTCGGCGCGGGTGCGGCCTGCGGCTCCGATGCACATGCAGCGGCTGCACCCAATCGCCAGCATCCCGCTGCTGGATTTGCAGAAGTAGGCGTCGTGGTCTAGGTCGCCGTGGTCGTCCTGTTCCGCCCCGCAGAACGGGCAGGGCAGAAGCGCCTCGGCCTTGTCGATCAAAGTCATCTTTCCTCTCCGTCGTCTTGCAGGTCGATCATGTCCAGTTTGATCTTGGCGATTTCCTGCGCTGCGGCCTGCATGAAGGCCCAAAGGCCGTGCAGGTTGTTCGTGTAAGCGCGGTTGCTGCACTTCGGGCATCGGGCCGTTGCTGCAAGCCCGTTTTCGTCCTCCCGTTGCAGAACGAAAGCGGTGGACGTTTGCCCGCACGACATGCAGGAAACGAGTGCTTCGACTTTCTTGCGGCGCGGCGCGTCACCCATTGTCGGCCTCCGTGGTGAGGGCGGCGCGGGCAATGTCCTGCGGCTTCGGCAGGCGATAGTCCGGCATATCGGCGATTTTTTGTAGCACCGCTTCCAGCCGCTCGGTGCGGGCCTCGGCGGCGGTGAGACGGTCTTCCAGCTTTGCGCCGCTCACGTTCAAAGTGCGATGCCCGCGAAGAAGGCTATCCCGCTCCGCCCGCAGCGCGGCGTTCTGGGCGAGGAGGGCGGTGATCAGGTCGGCGGCGTCATCCCTGTTCCACAGGCGCAGGCTTTCGATCGCCTCCCCCGCCCGTTCCGCCAGATCGGCGTCGAGGTGCGCGGATAGGGCGGCTAGGACGTCGCTTTCGTGAAGCAGGCGGTCGCCGTTGACGGGCTGGTATCGTGTCGGAACATCCCGCAGAAGCGCGGCGGCGAGGTCGGTGGTCATGCCTTCACTCCCACCTTGCAGGTGAACTGACCGTGCGCCCAGATCGTGCTGACGGTGTCGAAGTTGTTCCGCATGACCTTGGCCAGATCGTACTGGGACATGCGGCGCATCGACCCGCGCAGCTGGGCGGATTTGTTCAGCACCTCCTTGTCGTCGAAGTTGCTGCGCTTCCACTCGATCAGGTCGCGCTCGATCACCTCGGCCAGACCGGCGTCGGCCAGATGTGTCTTCTCGGCGATGATCATCGCGCCGCCGGACACCAGTCCCTCGGCGGCCCGCTCGATCACCTCGACGCGGGCGTTGTAGGGCAGGAACTGCAGCGTGAAGAGCGACAGGATCACGCTGGTGTTGTTTAGCATGCCGTCCCGCGCCGCCGCCACGATGTCGAGGGTCAGGAAGGTGGTCTGCGATGCCACCTCGCGCTTCCAGACAGCGCGGTCGAGGCCGACATACTCGACCCCCAGACGCTTCGTCGCGTCGATCAGGAACTTGCCGGTGGAGCAGCCCAGATCGACCACGGCGGTGCCTTCCTGCGCGAAGGCATAGGTCACCTCATGGCAGAGCCGATACATCTCCTCGACCATGGGGATCGACCGGCGGATGTGATCGTCGAAGTTGTGGACCTTGGTAAAGTCAAACGAGTTTTTCATGGATCAGGTTTCCAATGTGGGAGACGACCGGCACGGACATGCCGTTGAGCCGGAACTGTTCGGCGATGGTCAGGCCAAGCCCTTCCAGCCAATCTTCGGGGAAGCCCTGCAGGCGCATCCTCTCGCGCGGCATCACGCGCCGGACGGTTCCGTCTGGGTGGATGACGAGGTCGGTGTAGGATTTGTGGTCGCGCTTTGCGAGGGTTCCGCTGACTGCGCTGCCTGCAAAGACGTCAGAGCGGAGGCGAGAGCAATAGGCAAGGGATTGCCGCTCTCCCGCGATCTCCGCAAGATGGCGCTCACGGCGTTGCTGGAGATCGCGGACCGCGCGGGCGGCTTCGTATCCAGAACGTCTTGCACAGTCGAATAGATCGGTTCCGGCGGGCATTCCATCGCGGACGGCCACGATGTAAACTCGGCGTCGACGCTGGGGGAGGCCAAAGAACTGGGTGTCGAAGAGCGTCCAAGCCGCATCATACCCGATGCAGGCCAAGTCGCCGAGGACGCGATGCAGTCCACGGGACCGAAGAGCGAATACGTTTTCCACAATCGCAAATCGGGGTCGTACTGCATCAATTGCGTCTCGGTAGAAGGTCCAAAGACCTGATTTTTCACCATCAATTCCATTGTTCTTTCCAGCGATGCTGATGTCTTGGCAGGGGAACCCGCCGGTGAGGATGTCGGCCCCGATCTGGGCCAAGGCGCGGGTGTCGCGGACATCGTCGATCAGCGGAACGTCCGGCCAGTGCTTGGCGATCACCTTGCGGCTGGCCGGATCGTTCTCGCAGAACGCCACGGTCCGGTAGTGTCCTGTACGTTCAAGGCCGAGGGAGAACCCACCGATGCCGGAGAATAGGTCCATGACCCTCAATTTGCGGGCCTCGGACGGGGCCTGATCGACGACGACGGCAGCGCTGTCTCGTCGCAGATCACGGTGAAGTCGTACGTCATCTGCGCCGTGACCGGCTGGATCGACGTCTCGCAGGCCTCCAGCGAGGGATACACCACCCCTGAAGTCGAACCCTCCAGCGGGCCGCTCAGGATGGTTACCCAGAGGACGGTGAAGTAGGTCATGCTTCTCTCCTTCAGTTTGCTCCCACGGAGCCTTGGACACGGAAACCGGCACCTTCGGGAGGTGACCGTCTGCCGAACTGGTGTAGGACCGGTTCGGCACAAGGATCGTCTTCTTTGCCATCAGAACCCCCACTTCTGGGCGCAGATCGGGCCGATGCCAGCCTCGATGCTGGTGTGGTTGGTCAGTTCGCGCCCGCAGCAGGAGCAGGTGCCGGTGCGCTGGCCGTAGCGGATCGCCGCACCCTTGGGATCGGCAGCGATGGCCTGCAGGCGGGCCAGCGTGTCGGCGCGGGCCTCGCGCACAGCCTTGAAGGTCACGGCCTCGATCTTGCCCTGATAGGCGTCATCCTCGATCTCGACGACGTAGAGGCAGCCCGCGTTGCGGCCCATGGGCGAGGCGAGGCTGATCTTCAGCCCCTCGGCGCGGTAGCAGGGCTTCTTGTAGCCGGACGCCACGGCGGTATCGAACATCTCGCGGATGCGGTCGAGGTTCACGTACGCGCTCCGCGCCGCGATGGCGGCTTGGCGCTTCTCCCAGCCGCGCTGCCATGCGCCAATCTGGTTGGCGGTCAGCTGGCCGCGCGTGGTCAGCTGGTGATACAGGGACGCCGTGAACTCAGTCTTCTGGTTCACCAAATCGGCCCACATCTCTGGGTAGTTCTCGGCGAACTCCTTCACCATGCGGCGGACGCGCTGCTCCTCCTCGGCCCGCTTGGCCTGCACGGCGGCGCGGCGCTTGGCGCGGAATTCCGGCGAGGTGGTAAAGTAGCCGCGACCGCCGCAGGCGAGGCAGTAGCTGTTGCCGTGGCGGTTGGTGCCGCCCGACCACTTGCCCGTGCCGCCGCACTGACCGCAGGGAAAGCGCTGTTCGACCTTCTGGGCGCGGTGACCTTCGATCTCGGTGGGCAGGCCGTTGATGAAGTCGTCGAAGTCGGACATCTGGATCACTCCAAGAAACATGATGTGGATATACCTACACCCACGTTGTTGGTTCGTCAATCCCCGCCGACAAACCTGTATCGTACGATGGACTTCTTGTTGTAGGGGTGGACGCTCTCCTCGGTGACGATCTCGCCGCGCGCGACCATCTTGCTCAGGCAGGTCTCGATGTCCTCCTTCTTGAACTTCCGCAGCCGGTTGACGATCACGCCCAAGGTCTCGCCGGTTTCGCCGCCGGTGATCAGGGACAGGCGCATCTTCAAGGCCAATGCGGGCGCGTCGGCCTCGCGGTCGTTGGCGGTGACGAGGCGCATCTTGGTGTCAAGGTCGTGCCGGACCAGTGCGAAAGCGTAGCGCACATGCTCCACGGTGCGGATGCCCTCCGGCACGGCAAGGATCAGGCTCAGTTTGCTGACCAGTTCGTAGCCCCGCATCATCAGGGCTTCTAGACCGCTCTGTTCCTTGTGTTCCTGCGCCATGCGGTCGAAGTACTGGATGATGCTGTCCAGCAAGCCAGCGGCCACCGTCTCGGTCGGGATCACGATGCGGTCGCCGTAATATTCGACCCGCGCGTTCGGCGGCACGGTCATGTCGAAACTGCCCGCCATGGCGATCTGCTGCAGCGCGATCTTGAGGTCTTCGGGCAGGTTGGGCCGGATGTGGCGGGGCCGCGTCGGCGGGGCGGTGTCCGGCTCGATGCAGAGAATGGAACGCCCGATGAAGCCGTTGGCCGCCGCCTCGTAGTCCACCAGTTCATCGAAGTTCTTGCCGGTGGTGAAGCCGATCAGGGAGAGGAGCGGGCGGTCGAGGCCCTGATCGAGGGTCTGGAGCATGTGGACGATGGCGTCCTGCCGGTTCAAGAGGAAGGGCTTCTGGCCGACATCCTCGATCTGCTTCTCGATCTTGGCCAGATCGCGCTGCAGTTCGCGCTTGATGTCTTCCCGCATGTCGCCGGAGATCGGCAGACGGCCATCGGCCTTTGAATAGGCCGACATCAGCAGCCCGACGATGCCCTCCATGTAGACCGCGCCGCCGCGCTTCTGGGCCGACTTGATCTTCTGCAGTAGGAAGCCGATTTCGTCGACCAGATAGAAGGCGGCTTGGTTCCGCGTCAGGTTGCGCGTGATCTCCTGCTCGGACTTGATGGTGCCGTGGGTGGCGGGGGCGAGGCCGCAGGCGACATGGACCTCGATGATCGACTGGACGATGGCCTCTTTGCCGGTGCCGGACCCCGCGACGTTGAAGACGAAGAGGTTGGTGGTGGCGCGGTCAAGGTCGTCGGTGTAGCGCAGACCGGCGACATTCCCCATGGTGTAGATCGCGGCCATGGCGGCGAGGTGTTCGCGCGGGCGGCGGCCCCGCTGATTGATCCACTCCGCCAGCTTGCCGGTCAGCCCAGGTGGTCGCAGCAGGTCGACCCCGCGCACATCCAGCAGATCGACCGTCTTTTCCTCGACCACGGGGAAGTCGAACTCGACGTCTGGCCGGAACGTCACCGGCTGCTTCCAGCCGCCCTGCTCGGCGTAATGGACGAGGGTGCCGAGGGTCACAGGGTTGGCGGACTTGCCGAAGCTGTGCCACTTCCGCGCCATCTCCTCGGCCTTGTACTTCGCCGACTGCTGTGACCATGCGTCCCAGACGTCCAGCGCGGTGCCACCAGAGGCGTGGTGCAGCGCCATGCCGACCCGCACCCATGTCTCGTAATCATCGACGTCCGCAACATGGCGCACCATGTCCTGCAGGTCGTCATGGCTGACATCGACCGTCTGGCCGCCCAGTTCGGCACGGTGTCGCTCCGGCTTCTTCAGCTTGGCCAGCAACGCCTCCGGCGCATCCTCGATGTCGTCGGGAGTGCCGACCACGACCTCGTAGCGCTTTCCGCTGGCATGCAGGCTGCCCGCGCCCACGACGTAAGCCGCGCCAGACTTGAAGTCGATGCCGGGGTATTCCGACAGCTTCACGCAGAGCGCGAGGCCTTCCGGCACCCTGAAGAAATAGTGCCGTGACCCGCCGCCGGAGCCGGTGTTCACGATCAGACCAGCCCCAGCAATCGCGGGGATGTCTTCCAGAAGCTTCTGCAGGCTGGCAAGGCCACCGTTGCGGGCGTCGATGTCCACCACAAGCAGGCCGCGCAGCAGGACGCCGTAGCCGGTGTCGAACTGGCCCATCTGCTCCATCGTCTCCAGCTGCTCCTCCGACCAGTGCGGGGTGTGCTGCCAGTTGGAGACCAGCGGGTGCTTCAGCACCGCCTTGCAGGTCGGGTCGCCGCAGGCGCAGTGACCGTCAGGGGTAGCGCCATGGAGACCGAAGACGAGATGTCCGGCCCCCCAGAAGGAGCGATGTGTCATGATGATGTTCAGCCGAACAGGTAGTTGCCAAGCTTCTCGATGGTCGTCAGGGTAGGCGTCTCGCCGCGCCCCTTGGCGATGTTTCGTACCGTGTTTTCGTGCAGGCCCGTGGCCGCTGCCACCTTGGACAGGTTGCGGTCGTCCAGCGCCATCCGGATGCGGACAAGCTGCTCGTCGATGGTCGCCTTGATGACGTCAGCGGGTTTCTCCTGCTTTTCGGGGGTGTCCGACATTGTTGTTGTCTCCTGTGTCACAAAATGCGTGTTGACATTCGCACAGTGCGCCGCGTAACGTCAACCCGTTGAGCGAAGAGAAAGGAGCGAGAATGAGTATTCTCGAAACGATCAGCAAGCCGAAGAACCGGCCTGTCGTTGCCACCATCTTGGGTGACGCGGGCCTCGGCAAGACGAGCCTTGCCGCCACCTTCCCGAAACCGATCTTCATTCGCGCCGAGGATGGCCTGTCGTCCATCCCTGAGAGCCAGCGGCCTGACGCCTTCCCGCGTCTGCATTCGGTCGTCGATCTCTGGGAGCAGCTGGCCGCTCTGGTGAAAGAGGATCACGGGTACAGCACGGTCGTCATCGACAGTGTCACGGCGCTGGAGGTCATGTTCGTGGACCATGTCATCGAAAGTGACCCGAGGAACCCGAAGGGCATCCAGCAGGCCCACGGGGGATACGGTGCGGGCCGTGACATGGTGTCCTCCATGCACCGCCGCGTCCGCAAGGCCGCAGAGATGCTGGTGGATCGTGGCGTGAACGTGGTGTTCGTGGCCCATGCCGATACCGTGCGGATCGAGCCGCCGGACGCCGACCCCTACACGAAGTTCTCCATGCGGCTGCACGAAAAGTCGATGCAGCCCTATGTGGACAACGTCGATCTGGTCGGCTTCCTCCGGCTGGAGACGTTCGTGACCGGCGACGGCGAAAGGAAGAAGGCGATCTCGGATGGCACCCGACAGCTTGTCTGTCACGCCGTGGCGTCCAACGTGTCGAAGAACCGCTTCGGCATCACGGAACCCATCGAGGTCAAGTACGGGGAAAACCCCCTCGCGGCCTTCATCCCGCAACTGCAAACGAAACCCACCACCAAGGCGAAAGGTGAATAACGATGTCCTTCTGGAACCTCTCTGACGGCGAAGACGTCAAGTCCAACACCACCGGCGAATTCGATCAGGGCGGCGGTCGCATGGAAGTCATCCCCGACAATACGTCGGTGCTGGCGGCCATCGACGAGGCCAAGTGGGATCGTACGCAGGATCAGGACCGGTTCATCTCCCTGCGCTGGACCGTCCTCGCGCCGGAAGAGTTCAAGAACCGGAAAATCTTCCAGAAGGTCTGGGTGCTGGACCCCAAGCCCAACACCAAGCCGGAGAAGGTCGATCAGGTCCGCGACAAGGCCAAGCGCATGCTGGCGGCCATCGACATGAACGCGGGCGGCAAGCTGCTGGCCAAGGGCGAGATGCCCACGGACGAGAGCCTGACGGCCTGCCTCACCAACAAGCCCATGGTCATCAAGGTCATGGTCTGGGAAATGCCGGATCGCCAGAACGGCGGCACGGCGCAGGGCAACTGGGTTGGCGCGGTGTCGCCGAAATCCTCGCCTGTCTCCTCGCAGGAGGAGATCGAGAAGAATGCCGCAGCCATGGCCAAGCGGCCTCCGGCGACCGGCGGCGGGATGGGCGGCGGTCGGCGTGTTGATGATGACGACGCCATTCCATTCTAACGGGATGTCTTGACATATACCGTTATGGCCCCTTAACTGGGGCCATGACACATACCTGCAAAATATGCGGCGCAACCAGTGACGTCTCCGAATTTTACAGGGGCATCAATACGCGCTGCAAAGAGTGCCACAAAGCCGCTGTTAAACAAAACAGGCTGAAGAATGCCGATCAGTATCGCGCATATGATGCCAAACGGTTTCAGAGCGATCCGAAGGTTCGGGAGAGGCACCGCCGGTATCAAAAAACCCCAGCTGGCAAGGCGTCCGTCGATGCCAGCAGGAAAAGATGGATGGCAATGTCGCCAGAGAAAAGGGCGGCGCATGTCATCCTTGGGAATGCGGTTCGGGACGGCAGGATCAAGAAGCCAGACGCATGCGAAAGATGCGGCAAGGTGGAGGAGAAAAGCCGGAACATCCACGGTCATCATGATGACTATGCATTCCCCCTGAGTGTAATCTGGCTGTGTGCGACTTGCCACAAAGCTGAACACAAGTGAGCAACCGGTGGGGGCGTTCGCGCCCCCGCCACCCTATGACCCTTTGCATTGAGCATGACCATGACCCGATTGACCAAGGACGCCCGCGAGACGCTGTATCGCCAGATCATGTGCGGTATCCCGAACATCGACTACCTCGCCAAGATCAAGAAGATCGGCGAGGAGGAGATCATCCGCTTCGCGCCAAAGGCGGTGCAGGCGGCCTATGCCGACGAGACCAGTCGGCGCTACCTGCGGACCGAGAACTTCTGCCTCCGGCGCGGCAACCATTCGCTGTTCTGGCACCGCTGCCACGGGCTGACAGAAGACCTCATCCTGCGGATGGACGAAAACGTGACGGCCTACCTCAGGGAAGGCACCGTGCATCACGCGATTGCCACGCGGATCGGTGCCGACAACCTGCTGAACAAGTACCTGCAGCAGGAGGCCCTGCGGGAAAGCGTGTCGAAGCGGCTGAAGGCCAACCTTGAGGCTGCCAAAACGATCAAGCAGCTTTACGAGACGCTGGAGCCGGAATTGCACCGCTTCATCCCGAAGGAGCCGGAGGCGGTGAAGAAGGTGAACCTGCCCGCGACCGTCGCGCCGGTCGTGGATGATCTGAAGAAGCTGGGATTTGCGTAATGGACAAAGACCTGAAACTGATCGGCATTATCTGCCTCACGATCATCATTTGCGTGGCGCTGATGACCAGCTGCGCCAAGGTCACGGGGTTTTCCTGATGGAACAACGCTCTCCTGAATGGTTCGCTGCCCGCAAGGGCCGCGTGACTGGGTCCGCCATCGGCGCGATCCTAGGCCTCGATCCGAACCGCACCCGCGAGGAGGTGCTGCGCGAGATGGTGCGGACCTATCATGCCGCGCCGCGCGAGTTCCAAGGCAACATCGCCACCCAGTGGGGCGTGACGCATGAGCCGGAGGCGATGCAGGACTTCGAACACGCCACCGGCGCGGAGGTGCAGCGGGCGTCCTTCTGCATCCACGACACCATCCCGTGGCTGGGGGCAAGCCCTGACGGCTTCGTGGGCGACGACGCGCTGCTGGAGATCAAATGCCCCTTCGGACTGCGCGACAAGCCTGCGCCGGTGCCGTTCAAGACGGCCAAGGAACAGCCGCATTACTATGCCCAGATGCAGGTGCAGATGTATGTGACATATCGGTCCGCATGCTTCTTCTGGCAGTGGACGCCCAACGACAGCAAGCTGGAAACAGTGGAGTACGACGGCGATTACATCGCCGAAATCTTCCCGCAGCTGCAGGACTTCTACAACGAGTTCCTTGCCGCCATCGACGCGCCGGAGGCCTATCTGGAGGAACCGCGCAAGGTGATCGACACGCCGCGCGCGCTGCAGATGCTGGCAGAGTATGACGACCTGACCACGGCCATCGAACAGGCCGAGGCCCGCAAGAAGGAACTGCTGGCCGAGATCGTGAAGATGGCGGGCGAGAAGAACGCCGTCTTCGGCGGGCGCAAGCTGACCAAGGTCGAGAAGGCGGGGTCGATCTCCTACGCCGCCGCGATCAAGGTGCTGGCCCCGAACGCCAATCTGGAGCCGTGGCGCGGCAAGCCCTCCAGCTTCTGGAAGCTGTCGTGATGGACTGGAAGAACCCCATCTTCAAGGCGCTGGACGAGACCGGCATGCCTTGGCAGGTGACCAACGGCAACGGTCACAAGAAGATCATCCTCTCCGGCCATCTGGTCGGGGTGATGTCGGCGCGGAAGGACCGCCATGACCCACGGGCGATGCACAACGTCGTCCACCAGATCAGGCGGAAGGCGCGGGAGTTGCGGTCGTGACGGACAGGGAGATGGAACTGGAGCATGAGGTGGCGCGTCTGCGGATGCATGCCCGCGACCTGCAGCGTCGTCTGGAGCGCGCCCGCCGCGACGCGCTCCTTTACGCCGCCAGCTTCTGCGAGGATCATGAAATGGGTCTGGATCGCGGCAAGTACGTCTGCAGCCCCGCGCATAAGGACCGCAAGTACACCCACGCCGGTGACGGCTACGCGGCCAAGCTGAGGGAGATCGCCAAGTGACCCTCCGCCCTTACCAGCAGGACAGCCACGACGCGGTCGTGGCGTGGATCAAGAAGAACCGCGCGCCCTGCCTGATCGAGGCAGCCACCGGCGCGGGCAAGAGCCACATCATCGCGGCGCTGGCCGAGACGGTGCATGCGATCTCCAATGGCAAGCATGTGCTGGTCCTCCAGCCCTCCGCCGAACTGGTGGAGCAGAACGCCGAGAAGTATCGGGCCACCGGCGCGAAGTGTTCGATCTTCTCGGCGTCTGCAGGGGAGAAGAGCCTTCGGTATCCCGTGGTTTTCGGCACCCCCCTGACGGTGAAAAACCGCATCTCGCGCTTTGGTTCCCAGTTCGCGGTCGTGATCGTCGACGAGTGCCACGTGATCACGCCGACGGTGCTGTCGATCATCGAGGCGATGAAGGAGGCCAACCCCAATCTGCGCGTCGTCGGCCTCTCGGCCACGCCCTACCGCATGGGGACCGGCTACATCTTCGCCCAGTGGCCGGACGGTAAGCCGGTGCGCGAAGACGAGACGCGGGAACCCTATTTCGGGGCCTGCGTCTACCGCATCCGCGCCCGCGCCCTGATCGACATGGGCTACCTGACGCCGCCGGTCGTCGGCAGCATCGGCGTTGCATCGTACGAAACACTGAACATGCAGCTGAACGCGCGGGGACAGTTCGACGCCGCCGACATCGACCGCGCCTTCCATGGGCAGGGCCGGAAGACCGCCGAGATCATCGCCGACATCGTCGGCCAATCACGCAACCGGCAGGGCGTGATGATCTTCGCGGCCACGGTGCGCCACGCCGAGGAATGCATGGCCAGCCTGCCGCCCAGCCTGTCGGCGCTGGTCACCGGCGAGACCAAGAAGGCGGAGCGCAAGCGCATCCTCGCCGCGTTCAAGGCCCGCAAGATCAAGTATCTGGTCAACGTCTCGGTCCTGACCACCGGCTTCGACGCGCCGCATGTGGACGTCATCGCCATGCTGCGCGCGACCGAAAGCGTTGGCCTGCTGCAGCAGATCATCGGGCGCGGCCTGCGCCTCGATGCAGGCAAGACCAACTGCATGGTGCTGGACTACGCCCAGAACATCGACCGGCACTGCCCTGACGGCGACATCTTCTCGCCGGAGGTGAAGGTGAAAGGCGGCGACAAGGAGGCGGGCATCCTGCCCTGCACATGCCCCACCTGCGGGGTCGTGAACGAGTTCTCCCCGCGCCCGAATGACGACGGTTACGAGGTGGACGAGAACGGCTACTTCCTCGACCTCGACGGCAACCGGATCGACACCGAATGGGGCGCGATGCCCGCGCATTTCGGGCGGCGCTGCCTCGGCATGTCGACGGTCGCCGGTGATCTGGTGCGCTGCGATTATCGCTGGACCTCCAAGCCCTGCCCGTCCTGCGAAGCCCCGAACGACATCGCGGCGCGCTACTGCACCGAGTGCAAGGGCGAGATCGTGGACCCGAACGAGAAGCTGCGCCTCGACTTCAAGGCCCTGAAGCGCGACCCTACGCGCGCCCAGACCGATGTGGTGATCAGCTGGAAGATCGTGCCGTCGATCTCGCGCACCGGCAAGGAAACGGACAGGGTTGACGTCGTCACCCCGTATCGGTCATTTTCCTTCTGGGTACTGCGCGTTCCGACGTTCAGCCGCGCCATGAAGGACAGGGCCGCGCTGGATGCTCTGGGCGGGCAGCCGCCGATGACCATTACTTATCAGAAGGACGCGGAAACCGGCTTCTACCGCGCCCTCGCATATAACAGGACAGCAGATGCGGCTCCCGCAGGACATCCCGATCTGGGGAAATCCCGACTTCAGAGGCAAATGCCCAGCGGAGACGCTGGAGCAGGTGACCTTTTTCGCGCGGCTCAGGCGGGATTTTCCCGATAGCTACGGCCTCCTCGCGCTGCACCCGCGCAACGAGGGCAAGCGCACCCACCTGCAAGCCGCCAAAGAGAAGAGCGAGGGCATGGTGACGGGGGCGACGGACATCGTCATCCCCGCCCGCGTCGCCTTCGTCTGCGAACTGAAGCGGCGCGACCACACCCAGAGCAAGATCGCCGAGGAGCAGCTGGCATACCTGCGGGCCGCCAAGGCCGCCGGTGCCTATGCCTGCGTCGCGCTAGGCTGTGACGCCGCGTGGGAGGCGTTCCACCATTGGCGGGGGCTGCTGCATGTGGAAACCTGAACAGCGGCCCAGCGTTCGTGTCCAGCGCGTCCTGCGGGGCGAGGTGCGGCTGCAGGACGAGGACGCCTCGATCCAGTCGGTCTGCTCGTTCTACATCTACGAGGGCGCGAGGGAGTTGCTGGCGATCCCGAACAAGGAGGCGCGCCGTCGCGCGCTGCAAAAGGTGCCGGAGTTGATCCGGCCCCACATCGAGAAAGAAGCATGGCGGATATACGACCAAAGTCGGAGCCGGTGAAGTTCTTCTTCACCATGAACATGCAGAGCCGCAGCGGCAATCCGACCCATCAGGTGGTCGGGTCTGCGCGTCATGTGAACAGCTTGGGCGATCTGGTGGAACTGATGCAGCATCGGGACTTCATCATCGTCGAGGAATTCTACAAGAACCCCGATGGCAGCTATTATAGCCGTGGCGACACGATCCTGAACACCGCGCACATCGGCAAGGTGAAGGTGAACGCGCCGTGACATGGGAGAAGCTGCGCAATGGGTCTTCCGAGAACGCGGCCAAGCTGCGGCGGGACAGGCCATGTGTGTCGCGCAGCAGGGAGCGTCCGGAGGAGGCCTACCTGATGCTGCCGAGCAGCATGGCGGATGGGGAGCGCGTGTCGATCTACGCGGACGAAAGGGGCCGGATCGCGTTCGAATTCGACATCGCCGGTGATTATGCCGTCCGCGCCACCAGTCGGACCAGTCGGACGCGGCGGATCAACATCCCGAAGCGGCTGGCCCCCGCGATCCCGTTCGGTCTGCATGACGTCGATCTGCAGCGCACCGCCGAGGGCTGGCTGGTCCTTGACCCTCAGGCCTTGGCGTAGGTCCGGAAGAAGTCGTCGATCTCGCCCTTGGAGCGCCCCTGCGCCAGTGCCATCATCTCCACCAAGGGGTCGCTGCGCATGACCTCGGAGGGCCGCGCGGCGCGGGCTTTGGCGGCGAACCGCTGGTCGGCAGGCAGCAGCTGGATCGTGGTCAGGACGGCGTTCGGCAACACGCCTTGCAGCCACGCCTCGCCCTCGGCCTCGGTGATCCATTGCTGCGCCACCAGACCGATCAGAAGCTGGGCGAAGCTGATCGACGAGGGGACGAACACCTCTTCTGGGGCAGGATCGGGTTCCGGTTCCACGGGTGCCTCTGAGAGCAGGTATTCCCCGCTCGACCACCCCGCATAGGCTGGCGACACGACGTCTCCGTTCGGCAGGGTAAACTGGCCGGAGGGGGCGACGTTCTTGATGACTTGGCCGTTCTTCGTCAGGACTAGCATGTTTTCCTCAGGATGATCTTAGGACGGTGCCGTTGTTGCCGGTGACTATAAGGACGCCGTTATATCCAGCGGCACCGTACAGGTCTTGGGTCGTCCCGCTGCTTCTGGCAGTCCAAGTGATGCCGTTGGGCGAAGTGTAAATCTTACCAGCTGACCCGACGGCGACGAACTGGTTCTCGCACCAAGAGACCCCATACATGTTGGCCGCAGATACGCGAAGCGTCCATGAGGTGAGGTTCGTCGAGGAATAAATGCCGCTCGGTCCAGTCACCACGCCGATAGAGTTCCCCCACGCGACGTCGGTGATCCGTCCGGACAGCCCTGTAGGGGTTCCGGTCCACGACGTCGAGGATGTGGGGATGGCGTTGACGTATTTGTATTGGGTGCCACCAGCGAAGGTGCGGTTCAGGGAGGAGACGTAAATCCCGCATTCGACCGAGTTCGCGCCGACCGCACCCTGCGGGCCATACGTCCAGCTGGTGCCGTTGGCAGAGGCATAGATATATCCATCTCCGCCGCCAGTGCCGGAGCCGATAACGAAGTACCCGTCGTTGTACTTTGCCCGCCAGTTGTCACGCGAAGCGCTTGCGCGCAGCGTCCAAGAGGAGCCATCCGAGGACGAGTAGATGCCGTTTCCACCATCGTCCGTGATCACGAACAGACCGTTGCCGAAAGCGCTCCCGAAGCTTTGGTCGGACGAACCGGTCGAAACAGAAGACCAAGTCGTTCCATAGTCCACAGACCGGAACACCGTCCCCGTAAAGCCCGAACTGGCAGCGATAAACACCCCAGTAGAACTCACGGACAGTTGCCGCAGCTCCGCAAACGTAGAGACGGAACCCACCGCCTGCCAATTCGCCCCTGCGGTCGACGTCGGCACAGCGACTGGCATCAGCGGGAAGGTCATTGCAACGCCACCGTGTTGGCCAAGGTGAACCCGTTGCACTTCGTGATGTAGACGAAGAAGTCATGTCCGTTCGTCGTGGTGAACGGGTTCCCTGCGGTCCGGCTGAACCCAGACAGCGTGATGGCACCGGCGGACGCGCCATTGGTGATCTGGATGACGAGGGTGTAGTCGCCTGCGGCGGACGGAGCCGCCAAGGTGAAGGCCCCGTTGTTGACGATCCGCTTCATGTTCCCGCCCACCGGCGTGGGGGTATAGGTTCCGGACGACTGTGTGCCGTCATCATCCGCCGTCGTGGTGATCCCAGCGTAGTCGAGGGCCTGCACGGGCGTTCCGGTCGCCAGCCTGCCGGTGATGACCGTGTCGCCCGCCAAGGTCATGGCACCGGTCGAGGTGATGCGAGCCACCTCGGATGCGGCGGCACCGCCAGCCATCAGCGCGAGGACGAAATCAAAGTCCTCCGACCCAGAAGAAACATCCGTGGCAATCGCGGAGACCGTCATGCCAACCTCGGTGTTGCCGACCGCCGTCTCTGCCGCGAAACCCATGGTGGTTCCGATGCCAGCGGCAGGTGTCCCGCTCGACTGGCTGTCGATACGCAACGCCTCCGTGGCCGTGTTCGTGGCGGCAGTGCCGGCCTGAATGGTCAGGCGCGTCCCGTTGTAGGTCAGGCCCGCCGTGCCTATAAGGGTTCCGCCGCTGTTGTAGGCGACAGTCCCGTCACTTCCGACCGACCCGACGCTGCTGTCGACGGTGTAAATGTTGGTTCCGTCCGAGTAGACCGAGCGGCGCGTCCCAGACGCGACTGTGGTGGAAGCGCCTCCGGCGACGTTACCGATGGTGAGGGTAAAGCTGCCGGTGGTGTTGTTGGACACGATCCACTCGCCGCCGACGCCGGACGGAACCTGATAGGTCACGTTCGACGTCAGGACGCCGGTGAAGTTCAAGATCAGCTTCTGGTATTCCGAAGCGGTCAGGACCACGGGGGACGCGCCGACGCCGGTGACGCTTTTCGTGGTCACGCCGCCCAGTGCGGCGTCCAGAACGCCGAAGTTGGTGTTCAGCGGCGTGTTCCAGTTGGTGGCGTTCAGGGCGGGTTGCTCTAGGCCCTTGTTTGCTGTTGCCATCAGATGCTCCTGTTCGCCACTTCAAGGGCATGCGCGATGTGATCATCATGCACATCCAGCAGGGCTTCGGTTCCCTTGCTGATCCCCTTCTTAGCACGTTCCGCCGCGACCACCAACTGGTCCGCAAGGCTGTCGTGGTTGACACCCACGCGGCCACCGGACTTCCTGCCAGCGCGCTCCATGACACTGGGGACCGAGGATGCGCCGCCTATTGCTCCTGCGGCAGTTCCGGTCAGGCCACTGGTCGAGTTGACCAGCTGGTTCCCCAGATACCGCTGCACCATCGGGTTCATCGCGGTTCCGCGAAGGGCGTCCTTGCCGAACTCGTACAGCGGACGCCCGATGGCGGCACCCGTGGCGATGCCGGTCATCAGGGGGCCTGCGCCGAGGAACTGCGCCCCCTGAAGCGCGCCGAAGCCAGCGCCTGCAGCCGTGGCCAGCGGGCCAGCCTTCCGCACGACGCTGTCAACAAGTCCGTGCCGGACGGTCTTCGGGAGAGGGTTCAGCATGGAAAGGGCGTTTCCTGCAAACTCTCCGATCTCACCGCGCCGACCGGTGACAATGCCAGCCTTGTCCTGCTTCGCCAGTGCGGCCATCAGGTCTTTGGGCGTGATGATGCCTTCCACACCAGCAGCTTTCGTCATCTTGAGCGCGTCCTGCACCGCGAGGAAGTTGCGGTACTGGTCGCGCGCCTCCTGCCACGCCTTGATGCGCTCCGGCTGCCCCATGGCCCGCATGGAGTTCTCCAGTGCCTCGTCGATGGCCTCGCGCAGCATGAAGGAGGTGCCGCGGATACCCTCGCTGTCGCTGTAAAGAAGCTTTCCGAGGCTCGACCGCCACGACGCAAGCTGGTCTCCGGCAATAGGGGTTCCGGAGTTCATCGACTGGTTGATGCGATCCAAGATGCCACGGATCAGCGGGATGCGCTGCGCATCAGGCGTCATGTCATCGTAGAACTTCGCAGCATCAGCCGCTTTCAGGGCAAGCGGCATGCTTGGCGGCACATCGACGCCCGCGACCGAGGACCGCAGCTGAGATGTGATCCGCTGCTCCGCTGCCGCCATGGCCTGCGGGGTGGCGAGGTCATCGGCGGAACCGAGGAAGCGCATGCTGGCCGAGGTGAATGCCTTGGCCTGCTGGCTGTCTGGCGCGGCCCCAGCGATCATCTGGCCCAACGGCGTGTCCGCTTCTGCATTCAGCACGGAACGGCTGCCGGTGGCCTGTCCCGCCGTCACCGGAACACCCCGCGCGCGCATTTCGGCAGCTGCAGCAATGCGGGCCGGATCAGCGCCGCCGGTCGGAGAAATAATGCCGCGCACAAGGTTTTCCGCCTTGTTGGCCGCGACACCGCCGAGGATCGCGCCCGCGAGGCGCGCCGCCGGTTCCATGTATGGGTTGGATGACCTCTCTGCCAGCTGACCGGCGAACTCACTGGCAATGGCGGGAGCGACCGCGCCGCGCAAAACGGTGGGGAGGACGGATGTGCCGCCGGTCAGCGCCGTGGCTGCGGCGCTTGGCACAAACTCCCCAATGGTTCCAGCGTATCGCCCGATCTGCGTCTGTGGCTCGTAGCCCATCACGGACGGCAGTTCGCGCGTCACGGTGTCGGTGGCCCGCTCCCCGCTGACGGCTCTGCCCATCGCGCCGGGCATAACCGCCATGGCCCCACGCTCCATCCACTCCGGAATGTCTTTGCCGGTCAGGTACTCCGCCGCGCGGAAGCCGCCGGAAACGATGTCCCCAGGCATATCTGCCAGTGCCGCCGTGCCTTTGACGATGCCAGAACCGAGAGACTTTGCGGCATCCATGAAGGTGTCCCCCATGGATGGCTCCTGACCGACAGCCTTGAGGAGTTCTGCGTCACTGGGGCCGCTGGGCGCAGGCTTTCCCTGCGCCGACGAAGGGGCCTGAAGCGACCGGAGAAGTTCCTCGTCGCTCACGCCGCTAAGATCAGAACCCGCCATTTTGCGCCTCCCTTACGGCTGTGACGGAGGGGCAAAAGTCCCATCCGGCCTCTTGGTGTACCCGCGCCTCAACAGTTCCGCCTCCGCCGAGGCGGGGTCGATGGCCTCTCCAGCGAAGCGCGGCATGCGGGCATAGCTGTCGTCGACATACTGCTGGAACCGCTTCCCGCCATCGGCGAACGCCTTCTGATAGGAGAAGATGTCTGTGCCGTGGATCGCGGGGTCGTAGCTGTTGTAGAGGTCCATCTTGTAGCGGGCCTCGGCCTCGGCGATGGCCAGAAGCTTCTTGATTGCCTCCGGCTGCATGTCTGGGCCAGGCGTGATGGTCTGCAGAAACTCGATGGAGGCCGCAGGTGCGCCGCCAGGCAAGGCTGACAAGCGCGCTGACATGATTTCGCCGGTCCCCTTCAGCGCGATCTGGTACTGCGCGGGGTCGGTCAGATCGTACGACTGCCAGCCGGTCATGTTGTTCGGGTCGATGGCGGACAAAAGCGCGCCAGCCTGCGCGCCGAGGCCTGCCAGCGATCCCGCCTCCATCTTCTGGTACACGCCCTTCATCTGGGCGATGGCCGAAATTTGCCGAGCCGAGGCATCCATCACCTCAGGCGCTTCAGCGCGGAAAGCTGCAGTGGCTTCTCGGTTTGCAGCAGCTTGGGCCTGCGTGTCGCCCACGGAGACGTAGCCTGGTATCTGGAACTGTTCGCCAGTCCGCGCATCCACGGTCATGCCGCCGCTGGCGTTGATCTCGTCCAGTCGTGCCTTGGCGGCCTGCACCTGACGCCCAATCGGCGTGTCGGGTCCGTAGAAGTTGTTGTCCTGAATGAACCGTTGCAGGGAGACCGGATCATCCTGCATGCGGACGGTGCGGCCTCCGATGTCCACGCTGCCGTTTTGGAACGTACGATAATCCAGCTTCTCCAAGCCGGTCTCAGTGGTTGGGGTATATGCGCCCGACAGGATGTCCTGCGCCGTTGCCGTTTCAGGAAACTGCAGGGTAATGCCGTTCATGCGGGCGTACTGGGCGGGGGTCAGGTTGGTGCCGTTCAGTTCGTTCCACTGCATCGTGTCCATGGCCACGGCGCGCATGTTTTCGAGGTTCTTGGCCCCGATGTCCGCGCGGCGCTGCTCCAGTGCGCTGTAGGTGTTGGCGAAGCCGCCAAGGCCCTGCAGGATGGCAGAACCGAGATACAGCGACGGCGAGGACGCCATGGTGCCGAGGCCGGACAGGGCCGACAGGACGAAGTCCTTGTTCAGGCGACCATCCTTGTCATAGGCCATCTGGCCGAGGCGGCTGCGCTCCTCGTAGGGCTTGTCCGAGGTCAGCATGCCCGCGCCAAGGCCGCGCTCGTCACGCGCAGCCGGTGCGCCGCCACCCACGCCCGCACCGCCAGAGGGGACGCCACCAGCGGTGGACAGGACGTAGTTTTGGGTCTCTTCGGGCAGATAATCGAGGTAGTTGCCGCCCAGCGCCGTGGCGCGGTCCAGTGCGGAAGACAGCGCGCTCGGCCCCGCATTGTAGGCAGCCGCCGCCTTGTCGAGGCTGCCGAAGCGCCGATACTGCTCAAGGAAGTAGGCCTCACCGATAGCAGCATTGTACTCCGGATCGTTGAGCCAGCGGTCGCGGTCCCACTCCAGTCCGGCCAGTTTGGCCGCTTCCGGACCGGTGGCCTCCATGACCTGACCGATCCCGACCGCGCCCTTGGGCGACGTCAGGGGATTTCCGTTCTCGTCAAACTGGCGATACCCGCTTTCCTGCTTCAGGATTTGGGTGCGGTAGAAGGTCGAGGGATCGGCTCCGGCGACGCCAGTGGGCGCGCGAGGTGCGGGCGACTGCCCAACCGTTCCGTCCGCAACTCCGCCCGCCAGAGGGGTCGGCTGTCCTGCGGCAGGGACTACCGGCGGCCCCTGAACCTCCGGCGCGGGAACCAATCCCGCCGGACGGGGTTGGGGACGCGGGGAGGTTGCCATGGGCGGCACATCCTGCGGAACAGGAGGCATCTCAACAGCAGACAAGCCGGTGCCAGCGGTCATCGGCATCGGCGTCGGAGCGGGGCGCTCCGGCGGCACGACACCGCCAGCGGGAACTGGCGCGGGCGAGGCTTCTGTTGCGTTGAAGCGGTCCCGCGCAGCCTGCGGCATGTTCCCTTCTGCGGCAGCTGCCAGAAGTTCGGCAGCCGTCATGCGGCGCTCTTCCTCCGGTGCGCCGCCGTCAGCATAGGCAGGCCGCACAAGGCCGCCCTGATAGAACTTGTGCGCTTGGCTGTAGTCGACGCGCTTCATGCCGTCGGGGCCGGTCATCACGGCGTTCGGATGGCGATCTTCCACCTCGTCTGCCATGAAGCCGATATGGGTCTGTTCGCGGTCGTCGCCCTTGTACTTGAAGCTGTAGATCGGCAGGCCGTGATCCGTACGACCGATGCGGCGGATGTCGTGCTTCATCCGGCGGTCGGAGAAGATCGTCGAACCCAGTTTGATGATGCTGGCAATCGAGCCTGCGGCGTCGCCGATCTGCCCCAAGGTGCTTTGCGGTGCGCTTGGCGTACCCCCGCTGGGGGTCATGACGCCCTTGTCTTTCTCGTCCTCCTGCGCCTTCAGGGTGTCGGAAAGGTAGGTCTCGCGCCCGACAGGCTGGTCAAGCTTGTCTTTTTGCAGGTAGGCAGCGCCACCGGTGGCGCGGGCGACGCCCCCACGGTAATTGGGGTTGCGGTCGAAGATGTCCCAGAAGTCCCCGCCTTTGCCGAAGGTTTCCTTCAGGTTGACCATGTTCTCACCGAAGCGGGATGCCGCATCCAGTTGTTGCGCCAGATTGCGCTGCGAGTTGTCGAGGCCAGCGCTGTCTGCCACCATCAGTTCGCCGACCGGCAGGACGGCCTGCGGCACATACCCAGCGCCATAGGGGTTCTCGGAGCCGAAAGACGCGCCGTACGGACCGGCGACGCCGCCGCCGTTGGCCTTGGTGGCGCGGTCGTAGTCCACGGTCTTGTAGCCGCCGGAAACGCCAACGGCCTCCGGCTTAACCTCTTCCACCTCGTCTGCCATGAAGCCGATATGGGTCTGGTGGCTATCGTCGCCCTTGTACTTGAACTTGTAGATCGGCAGGCCGTCGTCGGTGTGACCAATCCGGCGCACATCCTCCTTCAGGCGGCGATCCGAGAAGAACGGCGCGGGCTGCGTCGTGGTCGTGGTCGATCCGGACAGCGCGCCGGTCCCCATGGCGATGTTCGCAAGGAACTGCGCGACTTGGAACGGGTAGGCCTGCTGCTGCATGAACTGGTTGTAGAGTGCCGACAGGCCAGCCTGTTCGGTCTGCTGGCCTAGCGTTCCGGCGTTGATCATCGCCTCGCCGCCCTGAATTCCGGCCTGCTGCGCCGCCTGACCGAGGCCCGCGTAGAACTGGCCGCCCTGCATCAGGCGGGCAAGATCGGCCTGTGTCGCGCCCAGCTGGACGCCCTGCTGCTGCTGGGCGGCCTCCAGTGCCTGCTGGTAGTTCTGGGCGTTCAGCCCAGCCAGCGTGGACCCCATGGCAAGGCCCTGCTGGTTGGCAAGGTTGGCCGCCGCGATGCCAGCGCGGTCTCCGCCAAAGGCCCCAGACGAAATCGCGGTCCCCAGCGCGCCAGACTGGGCCTGCTCGTTCGCCTGACCCATCTGGCGCATGGTCGCGTCGATGACTTGGCTTTGGTAGGGGTTCAGGAACCGCTCGATGTCGAGGTTTTGCGGCTGGGCCGACTGCATGCCTTGCGCGAAGGTCGGGGCTGCCCGATCAAAATAAGGCTGGTACGCCCCCGCTGCGCTGTTGATCCGGTCAATCCCCGCGCCCTGCTGTGCGTTCAGCTGGGCTACGAAGTCAGACGGGTTGGTCGAGTAAATCTGAAATGGCGTACCCGCCACCCCCTCCGCGCGCGCATTGACGGCCCTGTATCGCGCCATGACCTCCGGCGGGATCGTTACCTTCTGCGTCGTGGTAGAGGATTTGCCGCCCATCAGGAGCCTCCTTCAGCCCCGTCGGAGAGGCCTGTTTTTGCGCCGTAGAGGAAGTATACACCAGCCGGTGCGCCGAAGACACGCTCATAAAGCCGGATTTTCGCCTCCGTACGAGACGAAGAAAGAACCCCGATAGCCAGCGGGAGTTCAAGCGCGTTCGCCGTCATCTTTGCAAACTCGGCCAGTTTCCTCGCCCTTCCACCTTTCGCCGCCCTGTATTCTGGGTCAACGAAGATTGCTTTTTCTTCCAGTATCAGTTCCTTGCTGTACCACATCTCGCCCATGGATAGAAGGACCATGCCCTCCAGCTTTCCACCCACGGGTCCGATCACGCCGCAAATGCCGGTCTGCCGCGTCAGCGAACCCCAGATCGTCAGGGCCAGCTTTTCGATGTCAGGGGCCACCACTGCGTTCTCGCGCGTCGCCGCCAAAGAGATGTCCATCATCCCGTTGAAATCCGCCTCGACGCCCGTGCGAACAACCACATCATCCATCATGCTAATCTTTCTTTGGACCCGGCAGGGATTGCAGGGTTCTGATGGTCTTTTTTCGCATCTTTTTCACGAAAGCATCAAGGATTTTGTGTCCGTCCTCCATAGAGCCACCACCGATATGGACGACCTCCTCCGGAGAGATGACGTACTCTCCGCCCGCCGCAACGATGGGGACTGCATCCGTTTCGCCGCCCGCCGCCTTGTGCGGCGCGGGCTGGCCGTAGGGCATTTCACCGCCGCCGTAGGGCATCGTGCTGGTGCTGTGATCGTACGGACCCTTGATCGAGAAGATCGACTGCGCGACCTTGAAGCCCGCCATCGAGTTCCCCTCGCCCATGGCCGAGATGATGTCGGCGGGGATGACGTAGGAGCCGGAGGCGACATGCATCGGCAGGTGGTCTGTGCGGCCTGCCACGGTGGAGTGGATCGGCCCCTTGTGAACCTTGGTCTTCTTCTTCGGGCGCGGCCCCTTTGCGGCGTCGACGGCCTGCTGGATGACGGGATCGGTGTCCATGCTGCGCCTCACGAATAGCTGATGGCGATGGTCTGGCCGGTGCCAGGCGCGACCACGATGCCGTTGTTGACAGGAAGGTTGATCTCGGTGACCCCGACCGTGGTCGGCAGGACCGCGATCTGGTTGGTCGTGGACGAGGCGGTGGTGGCGTCATAGATCGCCCCCGCCGCGCTGCCAGCGACCACCACCGAGACGCGGGCCACACGGCCCTGACCGGCCTGCACCAAGGTCGCTGCGGTGATGCCGGACGCCATCTTCGCGCCCTCGACCTGCAGGTAGGTCTGCCCCAGCTGGTTCAGCGCCGTGACGATGTTCTTGGAGGCGGTCAGGATGTCGGTCAGAGAAGCCATCAGAATTTCCCGTCGGACTGGAGGCGGTAGCGGATGTTGCCCAAGCGCCAGAACGAGCCTGTGTCGTTGCTCTCGATGCGGATCGACACAAGGCGGCCCCGCAGGCGCGGCGTGATGTAGGTCGTGGCCTCCGTCACCGTATAGGGGCCATGAACGCGCGGCGTCTGGCTAGGATAATCGGCGACGTAGAAGGTGATCATGACGTTGGCCCCTTGGGAGCCGCCGTAATAACCCCACTTCATGTCCGGCCAAACCTGATCAACGAAGACTTTCACATCCCCGTCTTCCAGCGCGAACCAGCCGGTCTGGACGTAGGCGTTGATCGGCTGGCCGTCCGCATCTGTCGAGGTTTCGTGCTGGTAGATCACGTTGTCCCCGCCAGCGCCTATGGGTGCGCCGAGAACCGACTGGTCGATCCATGCGGTGCGCGTCAGGGTTCCGAAGTCCCAGCTGCCGGTCTGGGGGCTGAACTTGACGTATTTGGTCGGGATGCCGCCGGAACCGATGGTCGGATAGTACCAGATGACCTCCCCGAAACGGGCGTTCGTGGCGCAGCGGATGCGCTCGACGTAATCCATGTCGATATCTTGGAAGATCACATCCCAGACGGGGCAGGTGATCGTCTGAACCCCGCCGCCGGACAGGGAGAAGAACTGGCTTTGCGACATCCAGTACACCTCGCCGTTCAGCGTCGCCGCAGCGCGCCGCCCGATCAGGCCACAGCCGGTGCCGATCTCGTTGAAGGACCAGACCAGCGGCAGGTTGATGTACTGCATCGACCAAATGCCGATGTCGGTCCACAGCAAGCCCTGCTGCGGACCCTGCAGGCCGCCCACGATGCGAGACCCCTTCGGAATACGGAACGAGCCAGCCTGATTGGTGACCGTTCCAATCCAAGAGGTGAAATTGGCGATGTCGCACCAGCGGACCAGAAGCGGGTCTTGGATGCCGGTGAAGGTCGAGCCGTAGGCGATGATCTGGCGCTCCGGCATGGCCACGAAGCAGCCTTCATTTACCGTCGGGGCGTTGGGAACCACCACCGCATACGTTCCGCCATCCGACGGGTTCCAGTAATAGATTTCGCCACCCTCTGGGTTTGCAATCAGGTATTCGCCCCAGTTGTCCAGAGACCAGTCGGTTGTGCCGCCGAAAGCCCAGACGTTCACGCTCAGCGTTCCGGCGACGGTCTGCGCCGTCAGGGTGGACGGCACGGTAAAGCTGACCGTGGACGTCGCTCCACTGGTGTAGGCGGACACGGTCCATGTGCCGTTGTAGCCGGACGGCGTCACCCCAGACACGGTGATCTGAGACCCGACCCGAACGGCATATTCTCCGGAGAAGCTGACCGTGGCGGTCGTGCCGGTGCAGGTGGCGTTCGTCGTCGCAAAGGTCCGTCCACCCGCCGCCGTGACGCCAGTACCGTAGCCGCCCGCACCATACCCGCCCGCGCCGTACCCCGTGGAAGGTGGCAGGGACGTTTGCCCGACGTAATAGGTGATCTGCGGCTTTCCGCCGTTTATGGAAACGGTGGCAGCGCTGGTCGCGCTGTTCTCAGCCGCGATCACGAAGACGCTGGCGGTTGTGACCGACTGGACGAGGTAGTTGCCGTAGAGGGTGATGCCGCCAACCGTCGTGGGGACGAGGACGGGGAAGGTGGAACCTACGGAGTACCCGTGGTTGGCCAAGGTTACAGAGACCGAGGAGGAGCCGCTCGTCGTGGTGAACGAAGCCACGGCACCGCCCGCTGCGACGGTGGACGTTGCAAGCGCAGGAAGCCCGATGGCGTTCTTGGCAAAGACCGAGTAGCGGTTGGATGTCGCGGCTTCGCAGGTGTAAAACCCGAACAGAACCAAGCCGCCGACGGACACATGCGTCGCCAGAAAGATGCTGTCGAAGCTGGAAACGTTCGACCCCGTGTCGTCGATTTCAACCTCGCTCTGCCCGCTCGTCGTGTTGAACGAAAGGGTGGGGCTGGCGACGTATTTCTGCGGAGACCGCGCGGACAACTGGCGGGACGCCACGGTCGCCCCTTCGATGGTGTAGAGGCCGTTCTCACTGCCGATGCCGAGATAGGCATTGGAGTTGGTGTCAGCCCAAGCCCAAAGCGCGCGCACCACCGCCGTCATGGGCTGATTGAAGTACCGCGTCCAGCCGCCTATTTTCTGCGGCAGCGCGAGGCCCTGCCGGTCCGGCACAAAGCGGATCAGGTTGCTGTCGGAGATAGCCGCTTCGTTCAGCGCCGGAGTGCGGTTCTGATCGACGCCTGGCACCAGCTTGAGGGAGGCGTGAGGCATATCTTACCCCCGCGTCGGCGATGCGATGGGCGCGGGCGACTGCGACGACCAGCCTGCGCTTTCGAACTTCTTCCGCATCTCCTCGACCGACGCACCCTTCAGCAGGGCTTGGTATTGGCTCTCGTAGGACTGCGCCATCTGCGGGTCGTCCGACTGCCGCCCGAAGTTCCGCTGGTAGGCCGAGATGTAGACCATGGACGCCATGATCAGCAAATCAGGCAGGTACTGGCTGATGAAGGTTGTCGGGTTGACAGCCGACATGGCGTTCGGGCGGTAAGTGCCGACCACCTCGACATAGTAGGTCTGGTCGGGGACCGGACCCACGAAGAACAGGTTCTCGTTGAACGGCGCGAAGTATTGCGGCTGCCCCCTGCTGGCCACGGCATTCGACCCGTACACCATGTCGAGGAATTCCTTGGTGGTCGGCAGCAGGGTGACGCGTTGGGCAGACCCTTCATCCGGATTGGTTTCACCGGCAGGCAGGATCAGGTTCAGCTGCTCGGTGACCACGATGGTGCCGGAGCCGTCCGGCAGCGTCATCGGGAAGTCCAGATTGCGGTTGCCCGCGTCCAGCTTGATCGACGGGCCATGGAACGCCGTCGAGGTGTTCATCAGGTCCAGATCGCGGTAAATGCGCAGCTCTGCGTAGTCGATCATGGCCGGAAGGATCGCCAAGAAGTTGACGTCGTCCGGAGCCACAACCGCCATCTCGGCGATCTGGGTCACATAGGTGTTGTAGGTCAATCCGGCCACGGCACCACCTTCTGGGTTTTGGCGATGCTACATCATAGCGCAAGCCGCGTCGATCTGCGAGATCAGCCGCGCGCCCGTGACCACGGAAGCATCGCCGCCATCCTCCGCCAGTGCCGCCGCATGGTCCGTACGCGCAGTCTTCGTGCCATCGCAGATCGCTCTCCCGTCAGGGTTTGTCGGCGCGGCTCCGTTCATGCAGCCAGCGACGAGCAGCGGCAGGATCATCGCCATGGGGCGCATCGTCAATCTCCTTGCGGGTTCGGGCGTAGCTTTCAGCCTTCTCGGCCCTGTGTTCCGCCTCCACGGCACGCACCGCCGTGCGGGCGACAAGCC